GTCGGATTTATCCTTTAAGGTTAAGGGGAGAAGCCCTCCCCGAAACGTATTCTAAAATAGTTGACAGTTAGCTGTCAATCATCTTCTCCGGTTCCTTGACAGAATGGACATACACAACCATCTTTAACGCCTGTACCATCACAATGCTTGCAGCATGAGTCTACACGGTACTTGGCAGCTAACAGACCGCCCACAATAACCAGAACCAGTAAGATGTTAAGACCAGTGTGAACGTCCATTCGCCTTACCTTATGAGTAGAAAATTACTGATGGTTCAAACACAACCTGACCACGGATTCGTGAAGTGCTTGCGAACTTGATACCATCTTTTTGTCGGGCATCCTTCAGATACGCTTTCAAGGTTCCTCTTGACTGCTTTTGCAGTTTCTGAGTCCAGCCCATCGTATCTTCACAACCCTTAACCGTGATGACAATTGTCACCGTTGATTCTTCAGATAAAGGTTCCCAACTTGAACGGTTACTATGATGCTCTGCAAGTAATTCCAGTGCTTCGATAGCCTTATCAATCTCTGCTTCTTCAATCACGAAGTGAGCATTGATATTGAACGACTGCATCTTTAAATCAGGCATTCTTGACATACCTCTTCGGTTTGCACAGGCTCTTCAACCTTTGCTTCAACGTAGCATTCAAACGGTTCACAGACAAACTGGTCAGTGGTATCAGCACGGTTCCAGCGACGAGTGAATCCAGCTTTCTGCTTTTTGGTCAGATTGTCAAACGCACGGCTGAAGCCATACAGATGTTCTTCTGAGATTTCTTCAACGAACTCACCGTTCAGGTCTACACGGAAACCGTGAGTGACGGCTGCACAGACATACTCATGACGACGAGTCCATACTGAAAGCAGCGCATTGATTTCTTTACGAGTGAAATCAGTCTGCTCTGCAAGAACTTTGTGAACACCAATCGCCAGCGGCATAGGGAGAGACTTGTTGAACACGTTAGGGAATTGCTTTACCAGTTCACCCATACGACGATTGTAGAAGTCTTTCGATACAGCAGTGATACGACGATTCATGATATTTCCTCAGTGGTTGTTGTTTCGTTTCGATGTGATTACTTTAAGCGATTCGGTATAGCGTTGTCAACACATAAAATAAAAAAAGGACTCCGAAGAGTCCCTTTATAAATTACTTCATGTTTTTCAAGAACTTGTCACGGATTGTGAGAATGTTCTCGTCATAGTTGATTGACTCACCGTCTGCAAAAATCACACGGAGTTCATTCAAGCCTTGCTGGTTCAGGTTGTCGTATGCTTGACGACTCAGACCATCAACCATGTGCAGCGGTTCACCTGTTCCGGTATCACGAACGATGATGTAGCCAGTTGCAGACTTCTTAGTGCCGTCATCGGTGATTGGGTCTTTTGACAGTGGGTAGTTGATACCGTCCACAGTCGCCACAGTCGCCTTGATAGCAAAGCTGAGAGAGTCACGTGTAATCATCTGGTAAGTGAATGAACCCACACCGAACACAACGTTACAGCTTGCGAATCCACGCTCTTTCAGTCGTTGCAAGATGTTCCCTGCACGTTCCAGAGTGATTGAGTCACCGTAAATCAGGCCGATATGCTCATCCAGAACCTTGTAGCCTTTAGTTGTGACATCACCACCAAAGATTTTCCACAGAGATTCTACAGCACCTTCCAGAACCTCAATCTGAACGTAGCGACCAACCTTGACAGATGGTTTTGCAATCTTCTCATCAAGGAAGACACAGTATGCACCGTCAAAGTCTTCAGCATCGACCACCACTTCAAAGCCAGCGTTTTTGATAATCTGACAATCATTTGCAGTCAACTTATCAATGGTCAACTCTTTGATGTCAGCAAGGTTGCTTTCCAGAACTGAAGCCCAACCAAGACGACCTGACTTGTACTCTTCAGCGATGACAGCCTTAGCGTTCTCAATCTCGATGCAGCGGTAACCTGCCACAATATGCTCTGGAATACCAGAGTCAGGACGGAGAACCAGTTTACCTTCACGCTTCATGATAACATCTTTCAATTCACGTACTTTGGTAGTCACTGTATCATACCAGTTGTTAGTGTCACCAACTACTGACAGAATACCAGTTGGATAGACCTCAGTCAGCAGACGGTGGAAGAAATTCTGTTCCGCTTTAGCCAGCAGTGCTGCTTTCGACTGTGGATTACCATCACCGAACTCACCAGATGCCAGAACCATTTGACTTGCTTCAACAGCAATGTTTGCACAGGTAACGCTGTGTTCAGTTGCTGGAACAGAACCTGCAATGTCACTAACCTTGACATCACCATAAAACTGCTTGATAGCCCAAGTCGCAGGGAAAGAGTCAGTCCCTTTGAAGAACGCCAGATGACCAATGTTGTGCTGAATGTCATCGTGAACACCTGACATACCACGAAGGGCAAAGTCGTGAGCCTGATAATCAACGAAACCTTTATCAACACCAGTTTCTTCAGCGAAACGCTCCAGAAGAACACGATACTTCATTGCGATGGTTGCAATGGTCATAACCTTCCACAGGTTAGAACTGAACAGGTCTTCAAGGTAACCACCAACCCATGCAAAGTCTTTGTGAGTCGTTTCAATGGTCATCACAGGAACCTTGACAGGTGATACAGTCCCTTCCGGTAAAGCACGAACAATGATTGGCAGGTAGCCTAAGTCATGCAGTGCTGCGATGTGGTCATGTGTCAGAGTGCCTTTACCAAGTACACCGTCCATGTACATCTCATGAATTTCCATGACAACATCTTTTGGAAGGTCAAAGAAATGCTCGTTCCAGAACTTGACCAGCCAAGTGTCACGGAAAGCAGTTGAACCGAAGTTCGCAACAACGTCTGTGCCGCCTGGGAAATACTTAGCATTACGTGGAGTAATGTTCAGGAACAGTGAATCCAGCCCCGCAGGGTATTGGAACTTATGACCGGATTTGTAAGCATCGCAAATCAGGGTGGCAATCAGTGTATTGTTCATGTTCAGTTTCCTATTAAATAAGTGAGCCGTAGCCGACAAAGTTGACACCGTTACTTTCCTGTTCGAAGGAGTTCGTGGTGTAAATGTTCTCAATCCCTGCATTTCGCAGAACTTCAGTACCCTTAGAAAATACTCCGTGAGTTACATACAAGTCAACAGATTTTGCACCGAGAGTGAAAAGTTTTTCCGCAGCGTGTACAAACGTAGCGCCACCATCACACAAATCATCTACAATCAGGCAATTCTGATTCTTGACAATACCAGTTGACAGACCCATACCAGTGATTTCACCAGTCATCACGTTACGGTGTTTGACCAGAGTTGCCAACTCACACTGCATAGCTTTTGCAGCAGCGGTTGCTTTCTTCTCTGCACCTGCATCTGGTGCGACAACTACATCATAGTCGCGTAAGAAACGGTGAGTCATCAGTGCATCCACTTGAGGGATGTTGTACAGGTTGTTGATTACAGCGGCTGTGACATCACTGTGTGCATCCAGAGTAACAACCATGTCAAAGTTCATGCTGTTGATAACCTGAGCAAAGACCTTCAGACCGAAAGCATCACCGTGGTACATGTGACGGTCATAGCGAGAGAACGGCATGTAGGCCAGCATGAGGATATAACGAGGCTTCACCATGTAAGGTAAGAAGAACTGATTCAGTGCCTCTTTAATCTGCATGATGGTGATAAGCATGTTCGGCTCATACCCCTGAGTGTGAATTGCAACCTCAATCATTGTACTACCGTTCAAGGCTTTCTTCAGCCCCATAACGTCAAGGCTGACTCCAACCTCTCCAGCAGGGAAGACGGTTCGTGATACAGCTACGTTCTGATGGTTCACGGTTAAACTAATCATGTGAGACTTCTCCAAATGTTGTCATTTCATTTTGTCTTTGACGATGTTCTTCACGTCCTTTTGGAGGAAGATAAGCGGGGTCAAAGTTCCCGTATGACCAATACTGTACGACACTATCACAACAGTTGCAACGGTATTCTGCTTCTAAAAGGAGATAATCTGATACATCTTTCGCAATACTGTAGAAACTTTTTGACAGACAATCTGGACAGCGTTTCGGTGACAGGTCTTCTTTGTTGAAGAACCACCACGGCTTGACTCTACAGACAAAGTTATAGACTACTTTCATTGTAAACTCCTGAGTATTTTAAAGCGTACTTGATGAACCTCTCACTGTGCATACCATTGATTGTTGAGTGATTCACCAGATGATTGAACAGATAGTCAATCTGCTCGTCATAGCTCATCAATGGACAGTCTGGTAAGTTATCACCCTGAATCTGGTTGTCCTTCTTCGTCTGGATAAACCAGTTGCTTACATGGTGAGCGCCACCCTTGTTCAATGGGGATGTGATGCCCTAAAGTGAACTGGTGATTCTTCTCTAAACCAAACTCTTCATTGAGGACTGTGATGAAGTTTTTGAAGAAGCAGTGCTCATAGAGATTGTCAACTGTATAGTGTGGGAAGTACCGTGCAATAATCTTTTTGCGTGTCAACCCTTCGTGGTTCAGTTTCATCCAGTTAGAATTCTGACGGCCATACTTATGACTGAATAGAAAGTCCTCGCGGTCTTGAAAGTCAAGGTTGACAACTGTCATGATTACTGCTACAGCTTCTGAGTACATACAATCTCCAGAAATGAAAAAGGACTCAATTAAGAGTCCTCATACTAACTAACCTGCGAGAGAATTGCAATAGATTCTTAAACCTCTTCGTGCTGAACTCTCTGAATCAAACTTGATGTAGGTTCTTTCCCGCATCTCATCCAGATATTCAAACCACGTTTCACCCTTAAATGATATTTGAACCACGTGGGGTGTTGAGGTCTCCGTAATATCGACGGTAGTAATCTCTTGCTTGTTCATGTGTCAGAAACTCCCATTTGTCTTCTTCGAACATACTGTCAGGACGACAATAGCACTGGCAACCATCAATTGCAACATAGACTTTACCGTTGTGCCATTCACCATCATCACCTTTGATTTTGGCGTCACCTGACATTACATAGTACAGACTTTGACGTGGTTTGTAAAACAGATACTGGCGAGACATAGACACCTCAAATAAAAAGGGACTCCGAAGAGTCCCGATTGGATTAGTTACAGATTAACGTGCTTCGAAATCTTCAACCATTGCATCAAAGATGGTGGTTGCACGTGCTGAACCGTAAGTGCGGTTAGTGTTAACACGCAGTACAGCAGCCAGTGTTGCTTCAGGTTTGACCAGAACACCCTGACCTTCAGTCAGTGACAGCAGAACATCACCGATAAAGTCTTCCATTGGGTCTTCGATACCCTTCTCTTTGGTCAGCTTCAGCATCGCGCTCAGGATTGCACCGTCAATTGCTTTCTCTGGCTCGTAGTTTTTCAGGATGCCGTCAAGGAAGAAAATCTCATCTTTGACATCATCGTAGATACCTACACCGACCTTCACAGCCTTACCAGTTGCGTAAGACACAGCAGACTTGATAGATTTCGTCATAGTCTTACTGGTTGGCGCTGCTGAGGTGTCCAGTTCAGCTTTCGCTTGGAAGTCCAAGTCACGAGAAGACATCACAGAGAAGGTGGAGTCAAACTCATGGTAAAGTTCTTTTTCGTGTTCAACGTCACGAAGTTTGTAGATTTCCAGAATTACTGGAGTCTCATCATCGTTCTCGAAGAACAGGTTGCCAGCTTTGTAAGCTGCGATACGGCTGTTACCGTCCAGAATTACAGCGGTCTTGTCATCGTATACACCGATACGGAAGACGTGCTGAGTAGCAGATGCAACACCGTTCAAGTGCTCTTTCTTCAGACGTGATTCAGTCTCACGCTGGTTTACTGCTGGACGCAGTTTCAGGATGCTACCAAGTTTCTGAGTAACAACCTGCGGCAGTTCAGGGAAGGTCAGGAAGGTATTGACACGTGCGATGTCGATGTAGACAGGCTGTGCTTTACCAACTTTACCGTCACCTTTATCAGCAGCGCGGGTAACACCTTTGGCGATACCAATAACACCATCTTCAACCAGACCAGCCAGAACAGGTTTGATTGCTTTCTGAGTTGCCTGTGCAGATGCAACGATTTCGTCAATGGTTGCACCGTTAGGAGCGGTTACCGCATCAGTGATTGCAGTTTTCAGGGCTTCAGCTTTCAGCAGTGCTTCAGCTTTTGCATCAGTCTGAGTGGTAGCTGCATCTTTAACTTCGGTTTCGGCGTTAACGTTTTCAGTAGTCATTTCTCGGTTTCCTTAATGTTTATATTTTCGTATGTCTTGTTGACGTGAGTAATAGTATAGAAATCGGTGATGGTGGTCAACAACTATTTTAAAAGTTTTTGAATTAATTTCTAAGTTACTGTTTTATATAATAAAAAAGGACTCCGAAGAGTCCATTGAGTTGTTACGAGTACGTGTAGCACTGGTTTGATAAACGCTTGCTATGACGGTCAGTGTTGTCTGGAATGACATCTTCACCAATCATGGCCTTAGCGGATAGCTGACGATTCGTCTGGCGTTGAATCTCATGCTGACGTTCTTTGACACCTGAAGAGATGCCACTCATGCGTTTCAGTTTATCACCATGATACACAGCATGACCATGACCTTCTTTACGGTCTGGATGCTGGAACCAGTCTTCCTTACCTTTCAAGTTCTTACGGCGAATCGTCTTACCCATTATCAATTTCCTTTTCGTCTTAGCAAGTAAAGCCAGCTTGCGACCAGCTTCACCACATAGATGACAACTACAATGTACCAGAATGCAATGCAGACTACATCTGAGGAATCAACATGGGTCTTCTTCAACCCATACTTGACATTGCTATAGAAGGTTGAGATGCCAGCAACCACTGACAAAACAACCACACCAACAAGCCACAGAAAGAAAGCAATTTCCATTCACACCTCTGAGAAAGATTACTCCATCAGACGTTTGGTCAGGTTGTCCACAGAGCCAATCTTGTTGATTAAATTACCAGAACCTTCATCAACTTCCACAATGTATGGAAGCATACGAACAGGTTCACCCGCTACGTCCCACAGCTCCTGCACCTGATAGTCCTTATCAAGTTTCTTCATTACAAACTGCTGACCACGCATATTCAGCATCGCAACAGCCTTGTCACAATTAGGGCAAGCATCTTTGCCATAAACAATAAAACTCATTAGTAAGCTCCTAAGCCTTTTCCGTCTTCGTCATCGTTAACCATAGTGTTCAGCAGGTACTGACTGTTATCCTGCTCTTGGTTAGCATTCTGCTGTGAATCAATGTTCATCCACTTGTCCATGTACGGCAGTGGGTTCTTCACAACAACTGGATAGTTGTAATCCAGATTTAAGAAATCATACAATGGTTTAGCAGAATAGTAAACCCATTCTTTCAGTAATGTTGGGTTCAGACCAACAACTGAACGACCTTCGCTGAAAATATAATCAGCCCAATTGGATTCATTCTCCATCACCTCATCGAGGATGCGTTGAACATCACCTTTACAGTTCTGATAGGATTGGAACCAAACAGGGTCTTTCAGAAGAATGTCAAGTGCTGCGAAGTCCATCTTAGAGTGAAGGATTTCGTCAAGCATGATTTTCTGAACAAGCTGTGCAACACCCATGAACAGGCCACGTTGAGCCAGAGCAAAGGTACATGCGAAACTCGCAATAAACTCCAGACCTTCCAGAGCCAGAATGCTCACCATGAACTTAATCAGTGTCTGACGAATATGTTCATCATCCAGTTCATAGCCAAGACGCTTCTTAGCACCAAGAATCTCAAGCTCTGCCATAACATCATCAATGGTTGATGAGCGGTCAAGAACGGCCTGATTGTCCATGACACGTTTAATCATCTCAGTAGGGTCACTGATACACTGACGGACAATCTCTGAATAGGTCAGAGCGTGGAGGTTTTCAATCTCTGTCTGTTTGGTCACCATAGCAGCAAACTCATTGTTACTGATGAATGGTGCAAGCAGTGTGATGATGTTACGTGAAACACGGGAGTCTGCTTCCCACTGCCACAGAAGGTTCTCAATGCACACTTCAATCTCAGACTTAGCAGCAGTCTGGAAATCAATACGTGAGTTCTCAAGGTTCACTTCATCCTCTGACCAGTCTTGTGCTTTCTGCTGTTTGTACAGGTCAAAGAGTTCAGGGTAAATCTTGTTCATTGAGTCATACATAGCCAGAGGCTGACCCATGAAAAGAGGGTATGAAGCGGTAAGGTATGCGTCATTCTTATGGTTGAATACGGTTGAAGACATCTTAGTTTCCTCTTAAAAAAGTTGGGTCGGACTTAACCGACCCTTGAAGTATACTTAAAGTGAACAGCCTTCGCAAGCCATTTCTTTCAGTGAAGATTCACCAACACCAACACGACTGTTCATGTAGTATTGGGTCTTCATACCAAGCCTGTGAGCGTAAATCAAACTCTTCAGTGCAGTCTTAGCAGAAACCTTGTTACCAGTTTTGTGATAGTCCATGTAGAAATCAGCAGAGATTGCCTGACCAGTGAACTTCTGGAAGATTGCATAACACTCAATCATATCCTTCTCTGGTACATCCCAAGCTGACTGATAGACATCACCAATCACTTCAGAGTCTGGTGCAAGGAAGAAGACAGAGCCTTGTGGAGACTTCTTGAACATCTTCAGTTCACGTACAGGGTACAGACCGTTCGTCGTGTTCGTTGCCAGAGAAGAACTCTCATTAGGCATGAACGCTTCAAGCACACTGTGACGAATACCACCGTTAGCTTTGATGTCCTTGTGAAGCTGGAGCCAATCAAACTGAAGAGTTGAGTCAACAATGTTGTCAACCTCTTGAGAGTAATCTTCAAGTGGAGTCCAGCCATTGCGATACTTCGACACTTCCATACCTTCACAAACACCACGTTCTTTAGCCAGACGCAGACTTGCACGGTGAAGCGAATAGCTGTGAAGCTCTGCTAAGTTGTGCATCATACGCTTACCCTTCGGAGAAGAGTAGTTGGTAAAGTTACTTGCCAGATAGTGAGCAAGGTTGGTGATACCGACACCGACTGAACGACGATACTGAGCCGACTTCTTCAGTGCTTCGTAAGGATATTCCATGATGTCCATTACGTTGTCAATCATCAGAAGTGTGTAGTATGCGACTTCTTCATACTCTTCCGGTTTGACACGCCCCGCTACGATGCTTGAGAGGAAGCACAGAGCGATTTCACCTTCAGCCTTGACCGATGGGTTATAAAGTTCTGCCATGCTCTTAAACGCCTTTGTAGGCAGACAGATTTCCATGCACAGGTTTGAGTTCCAGATAGTATCTTCAAACGGTGTATGAGTGTTCATGTTATCGGTGAAGAACGGATAGACACGACCAGTTTCATAACGGTTTTTCAGGAAGACTTTACTCAGCTTACGAGCACTGACCATCTTCTTCTTGATGCCTGGATTGCGCATCACACGGTCATACTCAACCTCAAACAACTCATAAGAGCCGTACATACGCTTGTGCAGTTCAGGTGCATCTTTGAATGATACCAGCATCCATTCATCATCTTTATCAACGCGACGAAGGAATGACTCATTGATACCAACCTGATAGTCCATGAACTTCAACTGTTTCTGTGGAGGTGTCACAGGGTTGTTGAGTCGCAGCAGGTCATCAATCTCAGGGTCAAGAATGGTGTAGCCAACTGTTGCAGAACCACCACGTGTCTGTTGCTTGTTAGCCTTGACAGCCGTGTTAATGCAAGCAAAGTAAGGAGTCTTACCCTGATGGACAATCGTCTTGTTACGAACACCATCACCTTTAGAGCGGGTCTGCAACAGAATACCGATACCAGCTTGCTTACAAGTCATGGTGTAGGCAATGTGTTCAGCAATACCGATTGACTCTGCGGTGTCGTCACCCTTAATCACACAGCATGAAGCATAGCCACTCTTCTTAGAACGGAGACCGTTCAGGTAAGGGGTTGGTGCGTTAATCTTCAGGTCAGACAGATACTCATACAACTTGATAACATCCTGAATACGTCTGTCCTTTGGCTGATTCTGCATCACTGCCAGAGCCATACCCATGAACATGAACTGTGGTGATTCATAAACACGTTTTGTCAAGGCATCCTTGATAGCGTATTTGTCACGGAACTGTTTAACAACTGCATAACCGTAATTCAGGTCTTTGTAGTGGTTGATTTGAAGTCCGAGATAGTCCAACTCAGAGTCTGAGTAGCCCATGTCTTCCCACAGGTTCAGAGTACGCATTTTGTCGTAGAAGTCTGTGAGAGTTGGAATCTTACGGAAACCACCAAAGGCTTCTTTGTAGACGTTACCAATCAGAAGACGACCAGCCATGTTTGCATGAGCCTGAGTCTGACGGTCAATACACGCTTCAATCATAGCCCACTGGAGGTCAGAGGTTGTACAGCCGTCATGACAACGCTTAACCGCATCTACAGCGATTTCAGCCCAATCAACACCGTAGTTAGCAGCCCACTCAGCCCAACGGTTCAGACGTGACGGGTCAAAAGGTTGTACAGTACCATCGGATTTCTTTACATTACGAATCATTATTTTGCCTCAAGTTGTGCTTTGAATTTGTTGCTAAGAATCTGATATTGAATCAGGAGGGGAACCATTACAGCGAGGATTGTTTTATTCATTATTTCATTCCAGATTAAAAAGGACTCCGAAGAGTCCCTTGAGATTAGTAGGTGAAGATTGTACCATCTTCGTAGGCTCGACGGAAGCTCTCCGTGACCTTAACCAGCGATGAAGGGCTGATTCCACGGTAGGATGAAGTCAATTGGATATAACCACGACTCTTACCTTTTACAGTGCTGAAGCCCATTTCTGAACGAGCACCTTTCGATTCGATGACGCGAGGGTAGAAGACTAAATCTCCAACCTTTAACTCTCGACCGAATTTATCAGTGCCAACGACGACTTCCGAGTCAGCCAGTGTCTTTTCAGTGTTACCCATCGTGTATCTACCCTTTCTTGACCTTTAAACAGAGCACAGGTTACGCGCTCACCGAAACAGTTACGGTGTTCACACTCTTCAAAGACAATGCCCTTGTCAAGGTTGAATCCGTACTTGTACAGAACAGCTTTCAGCAAATCAGTTTGGTAACTTGCCAGAAGGTCTGGTACATCTTTTACCAGAGGGTCACGCATCAGTACAGAGAGTGACACACTGTAGGTGCAGTGGTTAGGATTTTTCAATCCATCAATCAGCTTTTCCATTAGCACCTACCCCTTTCAACCAGTTACTTACAAACTCTTTATCATGACCTGAACCGACTGAAATCTTTGAGACAGACTCACCGTCAAAGAACGCTACACAGCCGATGTCAATACCAACTTCATCAGCAAACTCTTTATCTGCTTCTGAGTTATCAAGGTCAAGAACGGTGAATACATAACCGAGGTCTTCCAGTGTCTTGATGATAGACTTGCACTGAGTGCATGACTCTTTAGACGCTACAAAGATTTCGGTGTTACCTGCTACCAAGTCGTACAGTGTTACTGTAGGATGGTTAAGAGGCTTAATCACCTTGTTGTCACTCAAGCGGTGAACGCTGTAATGAGTAACACCATTAACTTCTGTTGAGACAATTTCGTATGCAGTCTGAGGGTCTTTTTCAGAATGCTCATCCAACCAACGAAGTGCTGTACCAGCATCAGTCGTGATTTTCAAATCGTTATTGTCACATACACGGTTCAGGGCTGCTTCATGGTCAAACTGCGAGAGGTAAGTGAAACCTTGCAGAACGAAGTCCATGTCAACCTGACCGTCAATCAGACCCAACGCATCACGCTCACGAATAGCTTGGATAGTCTCTTTCAACTCTTCCATCATTCGTTCAGCCTGATTCTCTAATGCTTTCCAGTATTCAGGTGAGTAACGCTTTGCAGCATTCAGACCAGCACGGATGTTCCAAAGATGGACAGGATTTTTAGTAGTTACATACATTAACACCTCAACATTTCTTCAAAGAAAGAAGGGGAGGGTTACTCCCCAAACTTTTAATTATTATTCTACATCTTCGTACTGTTTGCCAGTAACCAGATGCAGGGCTGCGTGTTTCTCTTTAGCGGCTTCAAGGTTGAATGCCAGAGTTGCACGGCGGGACATGAGAGCGGCAATTGCATCGTCAACCTGAGACAGTTCCTGCTTGGCGTGGGACAGTTCCTCACCTACGGTGTCAATCAGCTTTGATACTGCATTGTCGATACGGGTATGGATTGGCTGTTCCACTTTCTTTACGTCAGAGAACAGTTTTTTCAGAATTGCGAACATGTTGAGCCTCTTTATATTCAATGAGTTGTTTGATTCTTTTAGCTGCTACAGGCTTAATCTCTTTTACGAGGAACTTGATAGCAGCAACATTTGCATTGTAAAACTTTCGAACATCAGAGTCAACAGCTTTTTGCATCACATCAAACTTATGTTGAAGGTTCGCTTCAGCGTATACTAACCCTGACTTCGTTTCATACGTTTCGATGATAAAGAACTCGAAGTTATCTTTTCCAAGCTCTTCAATATCCTTCTTAACGTACTCAGAAGATGTTAAGTATCTTAGCCAATCTGAATCCTTGATGCAAGTCTTTCTTCTGACTTTTCCAACAATTTTTTTCTTAGTAACTGAAAAGAATTGTTTCTTTCCGATGTAAAATCTGTTATGCGCCTTGTTGTAGACGACATAGACGAAACCGAAAAGTTTCTCAGGGTTAATCTCTCCGCAGAGAGACACCCAATGACCATAGCGAGGTAGCTTATCCATTCATATTAAAACTCCAACCATATTTTTCAAAGGAGAATACATCATCCATGCTGCGTTCCTGATAAGGTAACATGAAATGCTGCGTCATAAGCTCTTCAGGAGTCCTGTGCTGCTCTGTACCGTCCCAAGAGGTGTAAGTGTACCCTTCAGGGAACTTCTTCTTGTAGAGGGCATAGATTGCGTCTAAGCACTGGTGAATTGTTTCACACTCATCAAGAAGTTTGATAATAGCTGCACCACCAACTCCAGAGATACCGTAGTAACCATCTGAAGGGTCACCAGCTAATGCCTGATAGCAAAGCCATTTGAAGCCACAACCAACATACTTAGGGGGTTGCTTAGGCTTTGACTTGATAGGACATCGCCAGACATCACCAAGAGGGTTATCAACCGTGTTGAAGATGAGAGGGGCTTTGTCATAGGACATGTCAAGCATGTAACCACCCATCAACTGACGTAAATCTTTATCAAGTGACAGGATAACTGCACGTTTACCTTTACGTTCACCCATTGCGATTACAGCGGCATCAGCCTCAAATCCATCAGACAGTAAGTGCATCTGTGACTTGTCAATAAGATGCTGACGAGTTGCGTCAAGATGGGTTGGTGTAAACCCTGAGCGGTTACCTTGATATTGGTGTTCAAGTCCCGGCAAGTCTTTCGTTTTCTCAACACCACGTTGGGTCAAGAAGCCCATCCAGTCATCTTCATGGACACCAGAAGCCTTGATATAAGCCTGAAGAACGTCCTGTGTAGCCTTGATTGCCTCTTCGACTGAGAGAGGTTCTTTCCAGTCATAGCGAACCCAATCTTGTTTGCGGAACTCGATACCGATTGACTCTGCGATGTCTTGCTGACCATCAAGCCAAGACTTAGCATCTTTGGCACTCAGGAATGGGGGAGACTCTTCAAAGGTCTCTGAGTTGGTAAAGCGATACTTAGTCTTCTCTACAGCAAATGCACCACGATAGGCGATTGGGTCAGAGTCAAAGTAGGCCAGCTTTACAGTAGCAGGAATTTTTGAAAGGGTGAATTTATTATGCTTCTCAGCATCGGTTAAAGCCATTTTAGATTCCTCTTGAAATGAAAAAGGGTACAGGGAAAACCCCATACCCCTTGATTAGTTAACCGTTATTATTCGGTTTTGAACGGTACATCGTCATCGTCGTCACCGTCATCGTCATCACCGTACTGTGGGATGTCGTTGTCATCGTCGCCGTCATCGTCATTACCAGCATCATTTGCTGATTTGTTTGAAGACTTATCAGTAGAAGCACCTTTCGCTTCTTCTTCGATGATTTCACCACTCTGTACAGGCTCATCGAATCCGAGTTCTGACAGTTCATCAGCTTCAAGGCCACGGTCAACAGAAGAGCCACCTTCGTATGCCACCAAGTCAGAGATGTAAACCTGCTGGTGAATCGGTTTGGTTTTCTGAGCACCTTCGAAGGTATAGGTATACTCTTCACAGATGATAGTACCGAACGAGCCGTTACCGATAGCCAGATTAGGAACGATACCGTCATAATCTTTGCGTTCTTCGTGGTCAGCGTGTGGTTTAGCTTTGATTTTCTTCATCGCTACGCCAACAGGCTTACGACCTTCCAGTACGAACACATCAAGACCGTGAGCACCGAGGAAGAATGAACCATCTGGATAAGATGCGTGACGCGCCAGTTTGATGATGCTGTAAGTTTCAGCTTCAAATGGTGGCTCACACTTGAACTTCTCTTCGAACTCTTCTGCGTCAACAGTTTCGATTTTGCAATCGGTGAACTTCTTCTTGAACGCAACCGCAGTCTTACGGTCAGCCAGAACAGAAACGCTGAAGGTGCGGTTCTTCATTGGGAAACTGGCGTCTTCGCGTTTACCCTTGTTCAGTTGAGGCATGGTGTTCAGGAAGTAGAACCACACATCTTTCAGTGCATAACGTGGAACTTCTTTGCCTTTAACAGACAGAGGTTTCAGAACTACCAGTTGAGATTCAGCTTTAGACATTTGTCAGTTTCCTTCTATGGGTTATTCAATTTTGTACTTCTTAAAAGAGGTGAGTATCTTATCAAGCCTACCCACCCATTGCAACAACTTTTTTAAAACATTTTACTCAGTACGGAAAGGAATGTCATCATCGTCAGGTGCATCGAAACCTAACTGAGATGCGTCAGAACTTGATACGTCCTCTTCATCCTCGATACCGTATTGCATTTTAATGTTTTCCATCGCCGTGTCAAGCTCTTCTCCAGCACCTGCTGCACGAACAAGACGACCAGTTTCACCATCGTAATAAGCGTAACCTGCAATGCCTGTACTTTTACCATGACGACGACATTTGGTCAACTTAATCTTAGTGATGTTCTTACGAACACGGTCAGAGTCAACCTTGTTACGAGTCAGGATGAGGTTATTCATAGAAATCTGGAAGTAAGCACCAGAACCCTTAATATCCTCTTCTGCAACGTCACCACCTTCTGAGTTAGCCTTTTGACCACCACTGTTCTTACGAACGTGACAGACGTTAACATGAGCATAGCCAAGACGCTTACAACGACGAAGAATCTCAGAGAGAACTTCCTCTTCATCTGTCTCTGCTTTTGACAGTGCCAGTGTAACAGGGTCAAGGATGATTACGCCACAGCCCATTGCACCAACCAGATAATCAATAAACTCAAGAAGGTTATCTTGGTCGATTGCACCCTGATGGTCAACGATGTTAATACGACGACCTTCTGAAAGCTGTTTGTGTGCTTCCTTGATTTCGTCCCAATTACGCTCATCGTATGGAATCTCAGAAATCTGCTTGCTAAGGTGAACGGAGCAAAGCATTTCCATGAGTTCTTCATAGGTATCTTCACAAGGAATGACACCAATCTTTTCATCGGTCTGCGTGAATGCTGTATAAATCATTTCACGTGTAAATGCAGACTTACCAACAGATGACGGAGCAGCAATCGTTGTAATCTCACCTTTACCGTAACCACCGAAAGTCAGTGCGTTCAAGTCACCGAATGATTCAGGGAATGGGATAAGCGGAACCTTACCACGATTCTTCATCGCGTCGAAGCCGTCTGCAAAGTTTTTGATACCAGCAGGGCAGTAACGTTCAGCATTGTAAAGGCGATGCTTAAACTCTTCCAGCATAGCTTTACGCTTCTTCTGGCTACCTTTCCACCAATCGCTGAGGTCTTTGACATTCTCTGGATATTGGAAGATACGAACCTTCTCAATCGGAAGAATACGAGCAGCCTCACGCATGAACTTAGCACCAGCTTCATCATTGTCTGCACAGATATAAATCTCTTCAAACGATGTGATGTACTGATAGTTGTCCTTAATACCCTTGATGTTTGCACCAGAAGGTAATGAGGTGTGTGCATAGTGCTTACGGCGATTCTTCTCAACAATCATGCTGGTCAGTAAATCAGCAGTCATGCTTTCAATCTCACCTTCCCAAATGAACAGACGCTTACCGCCTTTTGGATGACGCTGTGAACCGAACAGTTGAAGCTCACCGCTAATATCACCCACACCACCGGAGAAGTCCTTCAGCTTACCACGAAGCTCAGGTTTCTTGTAGTCATCAGGGAAACGGTGACGGACACGGTAACCAGCATGATACGGGACACCTGCGTTATCCAACTTATAAGTCGGGTAGAAGTGTGCGCAAATCTCACCATTACCATCTGTATCAACCTTGACACCAAACGATTCAAGTAGTGCTTCAGGAAGAACACGGTCTGGTAAGTCCATTGCTACCAAGTCTTCCTTGACTGCTGCCATATCGTAACCTTCAAAGGTACGTTTGGTGTTTTCTACTTTATCGTAAGTTCTTTCGGACATCTGATTTTTCTCCACATCCCATTCGGGAAAACCTTTTTCACAAGCAAAACAAGTCATTGAATGGCTACCGTCATCGTGACGATAGACCGAACCTGCATCAGAAGAGCCACACTTCGGGCAAGCGGTATGCCCGATGAATGTACCCTTTTCTTTCTCTTTAAAGCGTTTATTAGTCATTAATCCTCTTCGTTCTTTTCAGGTATTCGTCACGAAGACCGTTCACAATCTTATCAGCTTCTTTCCAATCATCATGCAACTGCTGATAGTACGCAGCATGACAACCTTCACGGATGGACTTTTCCATCTCATCTTCAATCGAGCTACGGCACTGTCTTGCAATATTCAGACGACCCGCAATCACAGACAAAGGGAGTAAGCCGATGTCAACTTTACGGAAATCAACAACACGTGTTACGTGTGAGATTGCACCGTGCATATCAAGAACTTCTACAAGTTTCTTCTCAAGCTCTTTAAGCCCATCTGCGTGACGGTTGAAGATAGTCCCATCCAGATAATCTTTTGAGATTCCAGCTTCAGAGACATGCTGAGTCACTTGTGAAGTCATCACATCAGGGTTAACCACCTTCAGGATTAAGCCGTGTGTATTCTTACCGAACTCTGCTTCGTTGTCAAAGCGTAAATCACTGATGATGGTGACTTTGTTGCTTTCTAAACCAACCTTGTACTTATTGTGAGCAAAGTTAATCCAGATGTTGTTATCGAAGCTGTGACGCATGACTTCGGTTCCATACAACTGGTACAGACGGCGAGGTGAAATCAGGGCAGAGCTACTTTCAACTTCGCTTGCGTGTTCATCAGACTTAATCAAGTCCATGAAGTCACAGGCCAAGCAACGGGCTTTCATCTCAAGCTCATCCATATCTTTGTATGGGGAATCTGGAGCGGCGAGGGTATCATAGATTGCTGAAGTCATCAGTTGAGGATTCATACGAATCATGACAGGGGTTTCTTTAAGCTCACCATCTCTGTGACGCTGGTCAAAGCCGAACATATTGTCAACTGCATCTTTGAGTGGGTCATAGAAGTGGATGATTTGAGCCTCACGGCCATTTGCTTTGAAGATGTTCTTCATGAGGGCTGCACAGGTATCTTTACCGGAACGAGCAGCACCGTTGAGTAAAATCAGATTAACCATTGTTATTTTCCTTGTAGGCTAAAAAGCCCCAATTAAGGGGCTATTAAGATTAAGTCAGATTACTGACTGAGGTCAGCGTTCTGAACTTCGAAGCGAGCCTTTTCGCTGTAACGCTTAGAAAGCTCATCCAACTCTGCGTTGAACTTGTCAGTGGCTTCAGCGCCAATGCTGGCAAGCATATCACGCTTGATGCAGTAGTCCATGACCATTTCCAGAGTCTGCCCGAACAGGAATGCTGTCATTGGAGCAACTTGCTCACAGAAGGTATCAAAGTCTGGTGCAACACCTTCTTTCATCAGATAGTGACTGTGTACCAGCACTTCTGTAGAGACCTGAACCAAAGCTGCTGACAGGCTGACAGTGTACTTGTCAGAGTTCTCAGTTTGCTTGAAGAACTCCTGCATTGACTGATTCAGTTCAGCCAGAGTTTCATCATAGTCACCTGCATCGGTGCGTTCAACAAACGCTGCGGTCGCTTCATTGGCCTTTGCCAGAGTTTCACGAACCAGAGTCTGATACTGAACCTCATCAGATTCTTCAAGGCTCTTCAGGGCTTCGCTGTATTTTGCGAACAGTTCAGGGTAGTTGAACGGTTGACCTGCAACCCACAGACCCCATGCTGCAAAGAGCGTCTGACAAGTGGCAATCATACCTTTACGAGCACCCAACTCTTCAATCTCTGCGTATGCTGTCTGCATAGCAGTTTCAGTGTCGGTGTCGGACTTGATGCGAGTGTCAGTCCCTTTACTGATAACTTCCAGCAGACCAGTTGCAGCCAGTGTGACCATGAACGGGACTTCTGGATTACCAGAAGGTTTGATACCGTACTTCTCAGTCAGCGTTTGAAGCTCACCTTTGAATTCGGTCTGAAGCTGCTGCATAGTCTGGTCAAGGCGCTGTTCGTTAGTCATGGTTCTTATCCTTCTTTTGGATGTATTTTAAAGAGGAAACTTTCGAAGTCTCCATAATTGAGTAAATCTTATCAAGTAGGTCAGATTGTCCGACTGCTTCCTGATAGGCACTAAGACTACGCGACTCTGAAGTGTCTGTCAACCAATAAATCGCAGCAAATAAGAAAGGTGTAATTCTCTCAATAGCATACGCTTTAGTGATGTAAGAGTCCGGTTGAGAATCCGAATCAAACCACGTTTCAGTGAAAGCCTTTGCAGGGGAATCACCAATAATTTGAGGTGCAACGTCAAAGAAATCTTTCATCGCTTCATCAATCAGACCGTTCAGAGTTTTAGAGTCTGGAACGTCAAAGGTTGCAGGTGACTTCATCACTTTTGCAAACTCTTTCCAGAAGCACTCTTTATCATCTTTCAAGATGGATTCGGTCATGCCATACATACAGGCCATGAAGTAACGGATGCCCTTAGAAGGGTCTATGAAGTAGTCTAAATAGTCATTCTGTTCAGACAGTTTAGGCAACTCCATGATTTCATTCGCTTCCTGCATGACATCCATCTGACTCAGGATGAGACAGGGAATCAGTAAAGGGTTTTTGAATTTACTCACGATTAATCCTACTTTCTCTAAGTTTTTCAGGAGACTGGAAATCCAGAGATTTCTCAGCACGTGGGGTATAGTGACGACTCCACTCTTTACCAGAGTCTTCCAAGAGCCTTAACAGGTCTTCTAACTCAATACCACCTCGTAACATCTTACGGAGCATGTCAGAGATTAGCAAGGTGTCTTTGTGCTTGCGGCGCTCTTGAGAGATTTCTTTCAAGTGGTCGAATACAATCACTTTCAAGAGGTCTTCATAGCCCTCTGACAATTCAATCTCATGCTGAACATCAACCATTTGAGCGTGGCAATGTGAATACTCTTTCTGTGCTTGCTTTTCCAAAGCTAATACGGCTTCAAGAGATTTAATAAAATCTTGATAGACCGGATGTATATTTAATTTATTCATGAATCTGCACCATAATCAACTGATGGAAAATCATACCATATCCAGTTCTTTAAAGTCAACTGTAAAGACTCTTATTATATCTAATTGTTACTTATTGTTTTCTATAGAAGTTTTCTTTAAAGAATCTGTTAAGAGGAACGGCGAAAAGAATGTACATCCATATTTTATTGCGTGTCAAGGTTTATTTTCATAGATGACTGTGATACTATGTACAGGTTAATATTAAGAGGATAGGAGCATGTGTGAATTAACTCATTCAGAACTAAAGAGTTTATTAAAATATCGTAAATCAACTGGTGAATTCATTTGGAAGTCAACTGGTGAGGTTGCTGGACATTTATCTAAAACGGGATATATCCAAATCAAGGTGAACAGTAAGACTTATCGTGCTCACTTGCTGGCATGGTACTACGTCACTGGAAATTACCCGATAAAGATAATTGACCATAAAAATCACAAGAGGCATGACAACCGCTGGAGAAATCTTAGAGAGGCCACCTGTGCAATGAACAGTTGGAACACATCCCTTCGGTCAGATAGCAAGTCAGGTGTCAAGGGTGTCTCTTACGATGAGTCAACCGGACGCTGGAGAGCCAGAGTTACGGTGTTTGGTAAAACGTATGGCTGTGGTTATCACACCTCTAAAAAGGCTGCTGAAGCGGCTGTTAGAACTCGTCGTGTAGAGTTGCACGGTGAGTTTGCTTGTCATGGGTAAACCATGTATCATGCTCATAACTAAATAAGGAGCGGAAAATGCCTGAGCAAGAATTGTTACACGTTGTAGGTGACTCGGAAACAAACGGCCTGTTAATGGAGTTTGATGACGTTCACGTTATGGCGTTCTGTGAGTACAAGTCTAAGACAGATGACCAAATCTTTGTATTCACTGATAAACCTGTACCGATGGGTCACCCGTACACTAAGTACATCAAAGGTGGTCTTCGTGAAGGTATTGAGTTCATGATGAACCGTTGTGCAGAGGTTGTTATCCATAACTTCTTCCAGTACGACTATTGGGTGTTCAACCACATCGCACCTGACCTGTTCAACATTCACACTGTTAAGCCGTGGGATGCCAAATGGCAAGACTCACTTGTACAGTCGCGCGTCCAGTGGCATGACCGTCCTACTCCACGTGGATATAAAGGTGCTCATGGTCTGGCTGCATGGGGTGCTCGTTGTGGCGTTCATAAGCCAGAGATTGAGGATTGGACAACTTGGGACGGTAAGATGCTTACACGTGTCGTTGAAGATATTCGAATCAACGCCCGTACAAAGCGTATGCTGGACAAAGAGAAACGTATGCTCAAGGAATGTGGTGTAGACACTACAGAGACCTATGAACGTGCTAAACAAACCTCTTTCTGGATGGGTCAGCAGGGCATCAATGGCTGGAAAGCTAACGTTGAACTGATGCGCAAGTATGCTGATGAACTCGATGTAGAGATTGTCAAGCTGGCTGAAGCGATTGAACCGAACCTGCCACCGACCATCAAGAACAAAGGCAAAGTCACTTATGAAGAGTTTGCTAAAGGTTGGTCTGCGTATGCTGATGAGTTGGGCGATGAATCTGTTCGCAAGATTACTCAATACCCACCGACTAAGTATCGCATGATGAAGCGTAAGGGTGAGACTAAGCGTGTTGAGATTAAGCCTCTGGCTAAACCAACATTCAGTTCCACTAACAAGAAGATTATCAAGACCTACTCTGTTGAGAACGTTGTAACAGGTGAAGTGGTCAAGACTATCTTTGGCAGTTTGAAAGAAGCACGTGATGCTTGTAAAGAGTTGAACGGTACAGCTAAACCTAAAGACTGTCAGTGGAAAGCTCTGAAGCGTGAGTCGGAAGGTCTTGAGTACGATACTCACACCGTTAATCACTTTGGTCTGGAATCGAACCGCTACGATGGTGTCATTGCTGCACCGCATACACGTATCACGTTTGAAAAGTCAACTATGTCACAACATGACGTGGTGAAAGGTTACCTTCTGAACAAGTGTGGTTGGATTCCTGATGACTACAACTACAAGAAAGATAAAGATGGTAAAGATGCTAAGATTTGTCGTGACAAACAATCTGGTCGTCTGATTCGTCTGAATAAGTTCACTCGCAAGTGGAAAGATGAATTTGGCTTGGAAGTGATTGAGCATGACGGTATCAAGTACCTGATGTACAATTACACACTTCGCCGCTCTATGCCAGAATGGGACAGCGCACGTTTACGCACTTCACCAAAGCTGACTGAAAGTTCCTATGAGACCATCAACGGTTCTCTTGGACAGAACATTGCGAAGTACAACACTTTACAACATCGTCGTCGTACACTGGAAAACCCTAAACACGACGAGAAAGGTTGGCTGAACATGGTTCGTGCTGATGGTCGTATGAGTGCAGGTGCTACAGTGTTCGGTACATCAACTGGTCGTATGAGTCAATGGGGGATTGTAAATACTCCTTCATCTGCTGCGGTGTACGGTGCTCAGATGCGTGAGGTGTGGACTTGCGAAGAGGGTACAAGTGTTATCTCTGTTGACATGAACTCTGCACAGCTTGTCTTACTCTGTAACTTCATGGGCGACCCTGACTTTACTTATGCGGTAACAAAGGGTAAAGAGGATGTTGAGTTTAAGCGTACAGAAGATGGACGTTATTACTGTGAAAAACTTGACAAGTATCTTGACCCGACGATTGACAAGTATCTGAAATACGATGACGAGAACGACCTGTACGTTGTCTATACTGGTACTGACGCTCACTCGTTTAACTCGATTCAGTTTACCCTGAATGAGGAATCGGATATTATTACTGCACGTGCAACGCAGGACGAAGACCTGATTCACAAGATTAGCAACGGTCGTAAGAAAGCGAAGAACGGTATCTACTGTCTGCTGTTTGGTGGTGGTGATGAGAAGTTTGCGAAGACTATCAAGGTGAAAACCACTGATGAAGGTGCTCGAATCAAACAGACATACTTCACACGTCTTCCGAAGATTAAAGCTCTTCTTGACCGTCTGGCAGATGAGTTTACAGCGACTAAGAAAGCTCTCGGTCAGGTGTTTGGGAAATCACACCCAATCTGTAAAGGTGGCTTTATCAGTGTTGCTGGTGCTTACTTGTGGTGTAACAGTCCTCACAAGATTCTGAACTATCTTCTGATGGGTTCAGAGAGTCAGGTACAGAATGAAGCACTGAATTGGGCTTGTCGTCAGATGCTGGAAAAAGGTTTGATGAAGTTGAATGGACGTAAACCTGCAATTGGTGCAAGATTACTTTGCAGTTACCATGACGAAAATTCTTGGGAAGTTCCAAATGAACTCATCCATGAAGCTAAAGAGGTAATTGACCAGATGTACGGCACAGCTTCTAAGACTCTTGGGTTGTTACCTGACACACTGGTAACGGGTACTGGTAAAGTTGGTAAAAGCTGGTTGGATGTTCACTAACGGTTGACAGGATGCACAAGGATGTGTATCTTCACACACAACGAGGTAGACGATGGAAAAGATTTTTGAAGTTCGGGTAAAAGACCGTGAAGGATTTATCCGTCACAATAAAAATGCTGGTCGTATGGCAATCCGTATGGCAGCAATTCTCTGTGCAAAACCATCTTTCAAGCTACTTGGCCTTGAGAAGCATGGTGGTGTAGATATGGTCAGGACGAGTGTTGAGACCCTTGAAGGGACTATCGCTCTGGCTATGGATGAAATGCAATTTGTGGAGGTCGTTCAATGGAACGGAAAAATGCTATGTTTCAACCCTTGAGTCCAGATGATATTGTGGTCTGGCCTGATGACTCATGGTGCTTCCGGTCAGAACTGGAAGAGTACACTTGGAAGAGTGATGATTATCGCTGGATTCTCATCTCTGACTCTGAATATGAAGAGTTCATGCGGAGTCAAGGGGTTGATGAATGTCTTGAGGCTGAACTTCTTGAAACTCCACAGGGAAGACTTGCACTTACCAAGATGAAAGTGGGAGAGGTGTAGTATGGGTTACGGGATGGATGATGAAGTTTGGGATTACGCTGATGAGATTGCCGAAGAAGAAAGGCAAGAACGTTGGGAAGATACCGAACGAACCAGAAACAAGATGAAGGTGCGCTACAACCGTGCTAAGACGGCTGAAACTGGTGCTACCATCGCTTGCCCGTTCTGTGGTAAACTGATTGTGAAAAGGACTTACCATAAAATCTTTTGCTCTAATGCGAAGACTCATGGTAAGGTTAACTGTAAAGACAGATTCTGGAACTTCGCTGATGAGAATCGCTGTTTCAGAGCACAACTCATGGGAAAATGATGAATAGTGTAATTGACCCTGATGATGTACCGAGTGACGTTGAAATGGCACGTGATATTGTCGTTTCATGGGATTGCTTCGGGCATGACTCTATCTTTATTATCAACGAAGAACTGTTTCGTCGCATGATGGGTAAGCGTGTCTATTTCGACGCTGGCAAATCCAAAGTGCTTCGTCGTCAGGACTTCCATGTATTTGAAGGATTCTCTGAGAAGAGTATCGCAGAGATGAATCACAACATTGGTGATGATATTCGAGGTTATCACCCACTACACCTTTTAGAGGAAACAGATAATGATTCAGACTACGTTTAAGTTTATCCTTGCCGCAATCTGGCTGTTTGTGTTATGGCTATGGACTCTTGTTGTGACCGAGTTACCAGACTTCATGTCTAAGGTCTACACAACTGAGTTCTTCATGGGACTCTTCCTGATTGCCTTACTAGGGCTATTTTCTTACAACCTGTTCAAAGTCTCAAAAGACGTTTGGAAGAAGAAAGCATGACACATCGTGGAAGAAACCACTTAGCAACACAACGAGGCGCGAGTGAGTCAACGATTAAGAATCGCAGAAAGAAACTCTACTCTCGTCTTAACTCGTTGATTGATAACGCAACTTTACCGACATCTGAGAAAGTGTTCCTTAAACAGGGCATCAAAGGTGTCATTCACGAACTACTGGATATTGAGTTCTATAAAAATGAGTCAAGAAATGAAAGAAAAAGCATTGACATCCCTGACCGACAACATTAAGATACACCTACTCGACGCGATACAGGACATCAACACTGGTAAAGTGTCAGATGGTTTGAAGACTCTCGTAGAGTTGCACTCTTTAATGGTTGCCATTGAACCCGCCATTGTTAAGATGGAAGAGAATATGGCAAGACTTGGCGAAATCGCCTCTAAAAGGAAACTGTAAAAATGAAAAAGCTGCTCAAGAATATCGTAATCGCTGCTGCAATGGTTATCGGTGCAACGTCACTGACCGCTTGTAACAAAGTCACTCCCGGCAATGTCGGTGTGTACGTGAAAACAACTGGCTCTGACACTGATAAGGATTCTATCCAGCGTGTCGGTCTTGGTTGGAAATTCACTGCTTGGGGTCATGACCTGTATCTGTTCCCAACAACTACTCAGAACAAAGAATGGTCTGGCGCACAGGCTTTCAAAATCCAACCTTCAGAGGGTGGTGATGAGTGGACTGTGAACGTTGGTCTGGCTTACCATGTAGACCCGAACAAGGCTGTTGACCTGTTCCAGAAATACCGTCAGGGTATTGATGAGATTACGGACAACTACCTGCACAACATGATTCGTGACGCATTTATCCGTCATGCTTCTAAGTTGAGCGTTGAAGAGTTGTACGGCTCTGGTAAGACTCAGCTCCTGATTGATGTGAAAGCAGACGTTGCAAATCAGGTTGCACCGTATGGTATCATCATCGAGAACATTTACTTCACAAGCAGCCCATTACCACCAAAAGCTGTTGTTGAGTCGATGAACCAGAAGATTTCTGAACAGCAGCATACAGAGCGTCAGAAGCAAGCTGCACTGACTGCGGTTCAAACTGCCGATGCTCGTAAGAATGCTGCACAGGGTGAAAAAGACGCTGCAATCCTGAAAGCACAAGGTGAAGCTGAAGCAATCCGTATTCAGGGTGAAGCTCTCCGTCAGAACCCGACAGTTATTCAACTGCGTCTGGTAGAGAAGTGGAGCGGCAATCTTCCCCTTGTTCAGGGTCAACAGCAAGGTCAGATTATCGACATGTCAGCCTTGATTAAAGCCCAACAGAATCAGTAATTTATAAAGGGACTCTTCGGAGTCCTTTTTTATTGCATATTTTTCTTGACCTGAGAATCCACTCCTGTTACATTACACACACATTAACAACAAAGAGGGTTTTAAGATGAAGAAAGAAAATGTGATTTTCCACAACAACTATGCCATGTGCTTTTATGGTAAGCCTACCGCAAATGAAAAGAAGATGGGTGAGAACCTGTTGAAGTTCTTTGAAGGTAAGAAACACCCAATCTATCAGGCCACTCGTAAGAACGGCTTTATGCAGGTTGGTTCGGCTTACTCCAACTTCAAACTGGCATCTGGAAAGAAATCACAAGAAGCACGTGATGAGATTGCTAACACACTTTTCCGTGAGCGTCACGGCTTGACCTTCATCGAGATTGAAATCGAGGTTGACGGGACTATCTACCCAACCTTCGCAATCTCTAAAGACGACATGCGTATTCTGTTTGAGTGAGGTTGATATGGACTTCTTCTTGGTTGGCGGTTCAATCAGGGATGCAGTCTTCGGTAAAGCGTCATCAGACCACGATTTTGTGGTCGTTAATGCCACTGAAGAACAGCTTCTTGATTTGGGACTGAAAAAGGTTGGAAAGGCTTTCCCTGTATTCATCACCGATGATGGTACAGAGATTGCTATGGCTCGTCGTGAGAACTCAACAGGTGAAGGTTACAACGACTTCGAAGTTGAGACTGATGGTGTCACACTTGATGAGGATTTACTTCGTCGTGACTTCACTATCAATGCTTGTGCATCTGCTGTGGTGAATGGTGGTGCAAACACTGATGAGTTGATTTGTGCTCATCCAATGAGCCGTTACGACTTGGCACACAGAATCCTTCGTGTGGTTGATGCAGACCGCTTTAAAGAAGACCCTCTCCGAATTCTAAGAGGTTTAAGATTCGCTGCACGTCATAACCTGTTCATTGAACCTGAAACGAAAGCACTGTTCCGTCAAATGATTGAGGCTAACTGTCTTGCTCATCTCCCGAAAGAGCGTATCTGGAAAGAGATTGAGAAAGCAGCATCTGCTGAAAACTTCTGGAAGTTTGTTAGCCTTTGTGGTAAGTTCAATTTGTTCCCTGAAATCTCAGGAATGAAGGGTGTAAGACAGCCTAAGAAATACCACCCTGAAGGTGATGTGCTGAACCATACCGTTCTCGCATTGAAACATTACGAAGAAGTGGAGTTACCGCAATATGGATGGAATAGTAGTGATAGGGTCACTCAGTCCCTGTGCATCTTATGTCACGACATGGGTAAAAGACTTACTCTATCGGAGCGTGGAAATCTTCATGGACACGAATCTGATGTTAGAGACCTACTGTCATTCATTGAGAGAATCGGTGCTCCAAAGTCTGTCAGGGTCGCTACTCAGTTCTGTGCAGAGCAACATCATCGTGTTCATGGTATGTTTGTACGTCGCGCTAATCGACTTGCGCTATGGTTAGAGGAACATAACCAGTTCAATAACCAAGCTATCGTGAATGCGCTTTGTATGACGTGTGTTTCTGATGCCAACGCGAGACTACAGAAAGTCCCGTATCTTCAGATGAACATGCTTGCTGAAGCTGTCAGTCAAACAAGAAAGCTCTCTCCAGAGGTGGTTGAGGCTATCAAAGAAACTGACAATATTCAGACTAAGAAGCAGTTGATTCACAAATCAAACGTTGAAAAGGTCGGTAAAATACTGACTCGTTACTTACAAATTCAAAAGGATTCAAATGCTTAGTTCTATTTTGGTCTGCCTAACTATCGCAATCGGTATTATCTGGTTGGCAGTCGATAGTTTTAAACTTTTACAGTTTGCTGCAAAAAGACCGTTGCGTTTCGCTTCAGATACCATTATTATCTTCTTCGGTATCATTGAGGGTCTTGCATCAGGTTTCATGGTAGTCTTTCTCTACCAACTGATTAAAGCATTCTTAAAATAACCCAATGGACTCTTCGGAGTCCTTTTATTTCTCTTGAGGAAACACGATGAAAACTCTCTTCAAACGCAACAAGAACAAGTCAGTAAACCAGTGGCAGTGCTTTGCAGAAGGTGCTGATGTCGTCACCGTGTATGGTAAGGTCGGTGGTAAGCTGATGACTGAACGCTATACGGCTGAAGGTAAGAACGCTGGTAAGAAGAACGAGACAACACCTGAACAGCAAGCCATTCTCGAAGTGGAATCAAAGTATCGCCACCAGATTGACCGTAAAGGCTACGCAGAGAATCTTGATGAAGCTGAAACAGTCGTCAAAGATGGTGTGATGCTTGCACATGATGCTGTGAAGATTTCTCACAAGAAATATCTCATCTTCCCTGCTGATGCACAGCCTAAGCTGGACGGTGTACGCTGCCGGATTAAGCGTGACAGTTCTGTTGAAAATGGTTTCACTGCTTACTCACGTGAGAATACAGAGTATGTGATGCCTAACATGCTTATCCCGTCAATCCAGTTTATGCTGAAGTCACACCCGACTGTTGAACAGTTTGATGGTGAAATCTACGCACACGGTTATGACCTTGAAGACATCGTGAGCATGATTAAAGATGCAGAAAACCCTGAGCGTGATACCCTCATGTTCTACTGGTACGATATTATTGACTCATCACTGAACTGGCCTGAGCGTAGTGCTATCATCAACTCCAGCCCACTGCTTGAGTGTGATTTCAATCTCCGTATCGTTGTCGTAGAGTCAACTCGCGTTAACAGCTTTGAAGAGTTCGATGCGATGCACGACAAGTGGGTGCTTGAGAAATACGAAGGTGCAATGTACCGTTCAATCGCAGCAGATTCATTCTACGGCTGTAACGAGCGTTCGTACTTCCTGATTAAGCACAAAAAGATGCTGACCAGTGAATTCATCATTGTTGACGTTGAGAAAGATAAACGTGGACACGGTAAGTTTGTTTGTTTATCATCTAAAGGTAAACGCTTCAGTTGTGCTTGGAAGACAACTCATGAGAAGCGTCAGTATCTGGCTGACAACCCTGAAGAGTTCATTGGTAAACCTCTGACTGTTCAGTACCAGAAAGAGACTCGTAAGGGTCGTGTTCAATTCCCTGTAGGATTAACGGTGCGTGATTATGAATAAGTCATTGAAAGATTTGGGGATTCACCCACACTATGTGATTGTGGACAAGTTCTCTGGTCGTCCATACCTTCACAGCAGCCTGACATCTGACCTGACCACTACGAAGAAGAACATCACTTCTTATCACCGTAATGAGGTTTGGTCTAATGAGAACCTTTACCAGACTCTTGAAGACCGTAAAGAGTTCGACATGTTCATTGCAAGGCTGGATGCTGTGGGTATCGGCTATGACCGTGCAGTTGATGTCATCAACCAGCGTTATGAGCATGAATGGCAGAAGCTGGACAAAGGTCTTCGTAAACGTCTGAATGTTGGTGTGGTCTACGGTCTTCTCCAAATCATCGAACGTTTTGAACGTGAACTGCGTGAGAATAAGAAGTTGACCAATCAGCAACTGGTTATTGACGTGCTGAATGATTTGACTGCTTTCCGAGAAGCATGTAAAGTTCTCGTTGAAGTACAGCCAATCCCGAAAAAGGCTTACAAATGGGAAAAGCTGAAGTCTATCGAAATTCTTGAAGTGAAGGGGTTAGAGTTTTAATGATAACTACAATCTATGCTGTGAACAGTGTAGGTGCGTTTGGGAATCGTGATGGTTCCCTTCCGTGGCCTAAAAATTCTGAAGACTTACAACGTTTCGCTTTCCTGACAAAAAACATCGGGACAGTGCTGATGGGTAAGTCTACTTACAACTCTCTGGTTGCTCGTCATCCTAACCAACTGGATATTCATCTTCCGTTGAAGGAAAGAAACGCTATAGTCTTGACGACAAAACTTCCTTGTGGTCAGCCTATTGAGTTTGGTGAGATGGTGTCTTACAAGGTTGATGGAAAGGATGTTCATTTCCTCCACCATGAAACTCACATGGCTATCAAGCTGGCTGAACGCTTCTACAACAGCGTTGCTGTAATTGGTGGTGCAGGTATTATCGGAGAGTCTTTGGCAATCTCTAATGAGGTCTATGTAACAGTCCTTGACAGTGATGAGCAAGCTGATATAATGACCGACTTCGAAATGCCGCTCTGTCTGAATCTGGCTTATTTTGAAAAGCTGAGAAACGGAACTGGAGCAACCTATCACTACATTGAGGGATTATCATGAGCACTATTGACCAACAATACAAAGCGTTTACCGCAAACATCCTGTCTAACGGGGAACTTCGCCACTCTCGTTCTGGAAATACTATCAGTGTTCCTTTTCCAGAAGACCTGCGTATTGATGTGCGAAAAGAGTTTCCGTTACTGACCTGCAAGTCTGTACCAATGTCACTGGTTGCGGGTGAACTGCTCTGGTTCTTGGCTGGTAAGACTGACTTACACTCTCTGCGTATGTATCAGTTCGGTTCTGATGAAGGTCAGAACACCATCTGGACAGCAGATTATGAGCGTTACAGCAAAGCTGTTAAGAGTCTTATTCGTAAGGTTCAAACTGGTGAGTTGCAGGAAAAGACACTGCGTAAGATTGATGCTCAGGAAGACTTGGGGATGATTTACGGTTCTCAGTGGCGTGAGTTTGAATCTTGCGACACAACCTGTGACCAGATTACACGTCTGATTCAGGGAATCAAAGAGAACCCTGCAAGCCGCTATCACATCGTTTCTGCATGGAACCCTGTTGCGGTTGCGAATAACCTCGGTGCATTACCACCTTGTCACATGTTCTTCCAAGTGTATGCGTCTGAGGGTGGCTATATGGACTTGCGCTGGTATCAGCGTTCAGTTGATACATTCTTAGGGTTACCGTTTAACATCGCCTCATACGCGCTCCTGCTTCGTATTCTGGCACAGATGACTGGTTACACTGCTCGTTACGTTATCGGTTCATTTGGTGATGCTCATATTTATGAGAACCATGTACCTGCTGTTATGCAGATGATGGATAATCCAGAGTTTGATGCACCAACACTGAAACTGGACAATCTTGACCTGAGTAGTCTGGACAGTGTTCTTAAACTGAATGGGTTAGTCTTCAAAAATGCTCTTCAGGATTATCAGAATGCTGGAGTTGTAAAAGCCCCTCTCTCTGTAGGTTAACAGATACAAAAAAGGCTCCCGTAAAAAGGAGCCTATTTATTTACCTGCCATTGACATGATTAGTGTCTTCAAACTTCCCCTGCCACCTTGATACGATACCGAACAGGTTATTAACAGATTCTGTAAGTTTGTCAACTGAGTTAGCCATTTTATCAATGTTCTTCTGAGATGCGTCTGCATAAGCCTTCATACTCTCCTGATTAATCTCTAACTGGTTGACTTTCGTTTCCAGTTGACTTACTCTCTGATGGTCAGCTACCTGAACCGTTTCAATCTGAGTAAGTCTGACATTCACAGCCAAGTAAGATGCGAAGACTGATGAACACCCCACGATGATTGCAGCGATGTTGTTTTCGATTAATCTCTTAATCTCCATTACGGCGCTCCCCCATTGTCAGGGTTGTCATAGATGTTTTCTAACTTATCCAAGAACTCATCATCCTTAGTAGTCTGAGTGCGCTTGGTGATGTACTTTGCTAGTGTGAAGAGAACGTGCTTAATCATACGCTCTGTGAAGAGTGCGATAAGTAGCTTTGCCCCGAAACTGGCAAGTCCCTTTCCAAGCAACGCGAAGATGAAGGGCATTACCGTTACCTCTTTGTTGACCAATAATAAAAAGCCCACTAAGAAAACTCTCAGTGGGCTGTTCCGTCATTTAACAAGGTAGCACTAGATTAACGATATGTCAACCACCACTAAACATTAATAGACGCCTTGAAGTGGTCTGGCACGGCTAAATCTTGGTAGAAATCGTACCCAATTCCATGATTTTTATAGATAATGTACAGGGACAATCCACGGAAGCATTCACCTGTATAAAATCCAAAAGACATTCCATTGTCGCCAGAGACACGTGGGTCAGGAGACCAAGCACCGTTAATGGCTTTTGTTGGGTCTGCCACAATAGTAAACCCTTCTGCTAACTCACCTGCACAGCTATCAATGAAGTAATCTAATCCTTCAACTTTAGAACCAGCAAGACGAGAGTAGCAAGCCCCTGCTAACCAGAGTCCACACATGTGTGCGGTGAAGTCGTTCTCAATCCAGACAGGCTGTTCAGGTGCAATTGGGAAATCATTTGGAGAGTGACCACCAAATCTTTCTGCAAAAGAAACCAACCATGTTGACCAGCGTTCGACATACTCTTTCAGGATTCTTGGAACAGTTTTACCTCTCACTGAGAGTTCGTACCAAGCCCTTGCAGCAGCGTTGTAGGCTCTTGGCTGATAACCAGACCACGGCTTACCATCACCCCAATGATACGTTGTCCATGTGTCAGGAGTACCATATTTATAGTTATCCCAACGGTTCCAGATATAGGCTGCACATCCTGGCCCCAAAATTCCAACTTGCTTATAGTAAGCCTCTTGGCTATCGTACAAGAATTGAATCTGGTTTGCAAGCTCTTCAGCATATTTTTCTGTAACATGGATTGTGTACATAAATGGGTATTGATAGCCTGGGTAAGGCATACCGTGCCATGCACCAATCTGATTTGTACCTTCACCGTAAATATTCGAGAATGGAATGACTCCAGGCGAATATGCCAGTGAATCGTGTCGGTAGTCAAGAATCGTACAGTCACCAACTACAGCGGTGAATGCTTCATCTCCTGCCAACGCAGCACGGAACAGTACAGTCCAGCCGTCATCACCTTTGAACAGTGGTGGTACATCGTTGACGCAGTAGTATGAGAACTCTTTGTCAGTCGCTGTGTCATCCTCTAAGAAGATGTTCATCTGTTCAATCTTGGTGTACTTAACCTCTGTTGGTAAAGGCTCATCAGGACTATGGTTCGGCTGAGTTGCATACAGTGTCAAGTTCTTCGGGTCAAGTGTTCTTTTCACCCACTTACCGTATGTCTCACCAATAATCCAGTACCAGTACCAATCATTGTCATCTGTGATGCGAACAACCACAGGGGAATCTGCACGATACACAATTGACTTGGTATCAACTTTACCTTCTTCTGTCAACCAGAAACCGATAATGAAACCATCATCAGAGGTTGGCAGCTTGGCCTTGATGACGTTCGCTGTACGACCATCGTAGACATTATCTTCATAGCTTTCTTCCCATGTACAGTTCCCGTAATCGGTAACCGCCCTTGAGTCAGCAATCAGATAGTCTTCACCAGTTGTATCATCAGTTGCCTTTGCAAGTTGACTAAGTGCGATGTCATAGACTTTTGGTACAGGGTCATTAGTCTTCGGGAGAGTAACCTTGTAGCGGTTCTCTGAGTCATCGTCACCCTTTGTTGAACCGATAGTCAATGTAGCAGACATACCAATTGCTTTTCCAGTTTCTGTCTGACCACCATAAGTGAGCCTCAGCTTCGACTTATCAGTGATACGGAAAACAACTGCTTGCTGTTCTAAGAACGTCTGGCAAGATTGGTCTGTGTTGACAACGATATAACCATCTGAATCACGGTCATAAGTCACGGTCGTACTGGCAGGGTATGAGAACCCGTAACTGATAGCGTCCGTAAAAGGTGTCTCAGCAGAAAGACTTTGACGGAAAAACTTGTCAGTTGAGTCAATCTCTGTATATTCGTTCGCTGTGAAGAATACACTTTCCAGTGCAGTTTTGTACTTCTCTTCACCAGTGATACGGTACAGAAGATAACAAGCATCTGTGAACCAAACTTCAGCATCGGCTGCGTTACCAAGCTGGTTGATACCACCTAAGAAGGGTGTATGAACAGGTCGGTTGTGCCACGGCTCATTTCTTGCAAACTCGTAACCACCAAAATCAACAGGGACTTTAGAAGCATAGTTAACCAGATATACACCATTAATGGTCTCATCGTGGAGTTTAATCATGCCTTTATCAGAGTCTGGAAGATTTTCTTCGATAATGTCACCATCCCACAACTGGTCATTCGGGCCTTTACCCATACCAATTTTGTTGTTTGTCCACACTACAAGCCACTGGACAGGGAATGTTTCTTCATGGTTAGACTCACCCCATTTTACTGTGTAAGTATCACCAAGATAGGCTTTCCAATCAATCCATGCAAGTGATGACCACGGCTCTGCAATACCTTCACCAGTTTTGTGACTGACCCCGATGTAGTCAATCTCGAAGAAGTTCTTCGCGTACTCATCTGCTGTCAGTGCTGCCCCGACATCAACACGGATTGTTCGAATATCCACATTCCATCCGGGATTTACTGCAATCTCTGCGACACCTGAAGCGTCGAATTTAGGTTCTGGAATAGAGAATTTACGTGTCTCATCCCAACCACGACCACCAACGTTAACCCACCAGATAGCACCAGCCCAAACAGGGTCTCCGGTCTTTTTAATACGCAGTCTGACAGTCTCATAAGAGCCACCGTTAAAGGTGATATTGTCTTTACGAATACCGACAGGGTTTGTATCATCGACACGTGGAGGCTTAATCCAGCCACCTGTTACAGTAGGAATGACAGATGTACTTGTGAACCCTGTCCAAGTGTCTCTTCCGTTGGTAAAGGTGTCCATAAAGAAGTCATCATAGGTTGGAGTTCCTAAGATTCTGTACTGGTCATAAACAGTCTGCCAATCAATCTTCCCGTCCACGTTCTCTTGAATCTTCTGAACAGAACCGTTGATAGCATCCCATGTCATGTGACCACGATGAGCAAACGTACAAGAGTCAAGATATTCACCCCAAAAAGGAGCACCGTGAGGAATCCGACCAACACCGTTAGTGAACTCGATAGGTACACATTTGAATCCACCCTGAGTAGGTTCTTCGGGGTTTACTGGATAATCTGCAAGAGTAGGTTGTTTCCCGTTGATAATCCAGTTACAGATGTAACGAGATGGTGTGGAAGGGATTTCCTGACCTTTGTAGAAATAGTTGATATAGGCATCCCAAGCCTTTTTCGCTTTGTCAAGGAATACTGGATTCTTTGTAGCGATGTAGGCATGGCAATATCCGAGGACGTGTAAAGCCTGTCCCTCTGTTGTTGCGTCACCATTTGGCTGATATTCTGCCATAGTGTCAGCAATGAAATGTCTGTTGTTTGACAGAACGTAATCAGGGTTTTGCAGGTAGTGGTCAACGTGTGGGTCTACAGTGAGACCCGTACTACGCTCTACAAAATCTTCATGACCGTTCAGCAAATTCACAGCTTGATTAACGGCACTCTGTGCCGATGTCTGCTTAACTTGCGTCATTAACTTACTCCAGCGGCTGTCATAAGACCTAACCAAGTCGCACCCAAATCATAGGAGATGAATGTGATAATGTCGGTCTTACCAGCTTTATAAGAAAGAGTTGGTGGATAACCGTTAGCCCATTTGATGTTGTTAGGCCACGTGACTTTGTTTGAACCAGAACCCTGAGTAATCAACATTGTGATTGTCTCAACAGCCCTTTTAACAAAGCCTGAAGAGAAGTCTAACGCAGTTGTTGGATTCTGTAAAGTCATCTGGTAATCTGTGTACTGACCCATGTTGATTGAGTGGCTTGTCCCTACAAATCCAGCGTTGTAGTAGCTGTCAATCTTTGTGACGTTTGGCAGGTTACCTGCATGGTAAACTTCATAGCTGTTTGCACCACGTTTAATCTGGACATCTGAGATTGTTACCAGAGTCAGACCACGGTTGATGTTACCAAGCTGAAGCCTGTTATCGGATGTGAAGCTACCGATAGAAACTGCAACGTCATTCTTGTCAGCAAGAGAAAGAAGATAGCCATTCGCAATAGTGAGGTTCCCTTTCAGAACCCCACCAGTAATAGGGAAGAACCCCTGTGCGAGTTGGTCAAGGAACAGGTTCATGGAGATTTTCATATCCTCATCCCCAATCATACCTGTACGCTTCTTAATCTTGACTAACAAGAAGTCAGAGGTAGACAATGAGCCAGTGTACTGCTTCAAGTCTTGAATTCTGTAACTTGTTGTAGCCATTGATATTCCTTAGATTCTTCCAAATTCTTCAACAACGATACGGTCAATACGGCCTGTAACGTCAGAGTTAGCAGAGACTGACCCGTTCTCACCAATAACCACTTCAATTTTTGTAGCGTCTTTTGGTGGCAATGTGTTGACACAGTAGTAAGAGAAGGTTAAGTTGGTGTCAGAGCTATTGTCAAACAGAATGTTAACCTGTGAGACACCATCTGTGAAGTTTGGTGCAGTTGGTCTGGTCTCTGTATCACCATGATTAGGTTGGTAACCTGAAAGTGTGGCATCACTTGCATTGATGGTCTTATTGACCCATGCACCGCTTGTGTTGTCCAGCATCCACCACCACAACCAACCATCGTTATCTTCCACACGTGCGTTAAAGTCACCATCTGCACGGTAAGCAATAGATTTGAATTGAGACTTCTTAGAAGTTTCGTTCCAGAATCCGATGATGAAACCTGCATCGTCATTTGCAATAACCGCTTTAACAACGTTACCTGTTCTGTCATCAAGGATGTTTGACTCTTCCCCTTCCGTCACAGTAATGCTACCATAACTTGAGGTGTTCGCAATCGAAGCAGTCTGGTAGTGACCAGTAATGTTTGACAGAGAAACGTCAAAGTCGTACTTATTAACACCCTCAACACGGAACTTCAACACTGTTGACAGTGAGTCCGGTGTGATGGTATAAGTCCCTGCGGTATCAAACACTTGCATCTGGATATACGCTTTCAGTTTTTCATTAGGGTTAATGTAAGTTCTGAAGTTACCATCGTGAAGCAGAGTCTGGTTATAACCTTTGATTTGAGCCTGAATATCAGCGTTGCTGTACAGAAGCATGAAAGCATCTGACTGTCCGATTTCCAAGTTATCGTTAGCATTGACTTTGACGATATTAACAGAAGCACTTCCATCTGCCTTTTTAGCAGCTAAGTAGCTGTTGTTTTTCATTGTCAGAGTTTCTTGCATAACACCGCTAACTCTGGTATATCCAGCAGACTTGAGAACATACAGGTCGATACCTTCCAAATCAGATGCAGACAATGTAACGTTTGCATTCATCGCATGACCGTTAATTGTTCTTGTTGTCGGTACTGCACCAACATCTGTAGCGTTCGGCTTATTCCCTGTGTGGTACAGGTAAAACTGAGTACCGTCTGAGCGCAAATATGCGGGGTTCTCAAGAGACTTCAGTACAAGTGGAACCTTATCATCACCTAATACCAACTGGTCGTTAGCGTTGATTACAGCGATTCCTACAGCACCTTTCGAGCCTGTCATAAGACCTTTCAGGGTGACTGTGTTATTCATGGTCATATCACCTGCGAAGATGTCTCCACCCTTCAAAACGAATTTCGAAGTATCGAAGCTAACACCTTTCAGGAAGTTCGTGACCGTCATCTTAGCATCAGTATCTGTCCCTGTGCTATCCCTTGCCAGAATCTTTACAAGAACAAGGTCAGTGCCTAAAATAGTTCCTGTGAATTCTGGCAAGTCTTGGAGTCTATAAGTTGCCATTTAAAATTCCTCTGCATGGTCAATATTTCATTATCTCATGCAATCTGTAAAAAGCAATAATAAAAAGGACTCCGAAGAGTCCCCTTATTAAGATACACGTTTCCAGATATAAACAACTTCTGACGGCTGTTCAATAGTCAGAGCCTGACCAGAACCTGTAGGGTTCGATGTACCAGACATTGACAAGTTACCTGAAGCGTTGATGTTGATGTTCAGTCCGTGAGCATGGTCACCAACAGTGTTCGTAGCCAGTGAAACGTAGTGGGTGTGTCCACCTGCAACGCCTGTAGCTTCGTTTGTGTAGTGAATCTCGTTAGAACCGTGACCAACGTGGTTCCCCGGATTTCCCCCACCCTGACGAGTTGTCGTGTATGTGTGGTTGTGGTCACCAGCATATCCAGTGTTACCTGAAGCTACGTGGTTGTGAGCACCAGCACCAGTAGTTGAACCAGAAGCACCGTGGCTGTGGTTACCACCCGTTACAGTAACACCGTGAGTGTGCGCAGGAAGGTTTGCAACGTCGATTGTGACAGTTGATGAACCAAACTTTGTACCCGCAGGTCTTGAACTGTTACCAGCATCATAACCAACTGAGACACGACCCTGACCAGTTAACGCCCAAGTACCTACTGGAATGTAAGTTGAAGGGTTTGCAGAGTTATCCGTGTAGATTCTGTGACCAATAGGGTACATCCCCTGAATCATCTTGTACAGGTCGTTTACAACTTTCGCTGTAACATACTTGTTCGCTGATGCGTCCGTATACGACAAGGCAACGGTGTAGTTCTCAACGTTTCCCAATCCAACTTGACTTTTGGTCGTGTTGTGTGGGTTGTTCTTGTCATTGATGTGGGTTTGTACAACACTATCTACAGCCTCTTTGGAATAAACGTTAAGGTTCTGCTGTGCCATTTCCACGTTAGGGAGGTCACCCAAGTTCTGAGCCTTGACAAGCTGTTCATCGTTGGTTACATTACCCAAACCTACCTGAGCCTTTGTCACATTATGTGGGTTGTTGGTCAGGCTTGCGTGAGGGAAAAGTAAGTCAGCGAGAGTTACGCGCTTATCTACGATACCTTGCTTACAGTGGAAAATGTCAGCATCAGAGAGCGGTGTCGTTGCCTGTGGCAAGGCGTTAATCTGAATGTTACTTTCAGCCATTCATTACGCTCCAGTGTGTTCATAGTAATAGATAGAACCTGTTGAGGTTGTTGAATCAGTTACTGTTTTAATCAGCTTCCAACCACTTGCAGCCCAATCAGAACGCTGCACAGCACTCATACGAATTTCATGAGTTGCGGTAGAAGTACCTTTCGTGGGGTTGACAACAGAGTCCAGATATTTAATATACTGAGACAGGTTGTTCAGTGTATAGTTAAACCACTGTCTACCCATCGGCTCACCTCTTAAAAGCCCACTCGCCTGAATCTCAGATGGTGGTGCAACTTTAAGCTGTGAACCCTCATTATCAACGTCTGCTGTAGCCCACGATACTACAGGGTCATTAGGTCTTGCCATTATCAAGTTCCTTCAATTTTAGTCTGACCGCTACGAAGCTGGCTGACTTCTGCAAAGTAACCATACACACCACCAAGAGCGGCAGGTTGCTCAATTTTTAAAGTACCATCAGTGCTGTTCTTGCGAACAATAAAATCACCTGTTACAATCTTCTCATCGTTTTCGACTTCGACTGCAAGGTTGTACTGTTTCATACCTTCGTCAGCCAAAGAGCCAATAAGGTTCTCTTCAGTCGTACCGGATTTTGTTGTCACAGTAATGTTCTGAGCACCGTTAGTAATGAATCGGTTTTCGTCTTCATCTGTCAGGTAAAGTTCATCTGACTGAATCTCAACAGGAGTCCATGCAAGGCCATTATTCTCATCTCTGAGGATTACTGCTGAACCGATAGTGGCTGCTGAGATGTTATTCAGGATTCGTGCAGCGTCATCTACAGAATCGTTTGTAACAACCTTAACAACAACCCCACCTGTCATAACACCTGAGTAATGTTCCCATAACTGTGAAGTGTCTACTGAGTGGACGGCTTGCATAGCTTTCATGATACTGTCTGCTGTTGTATCAGCACGACGAATAAGAATCTGAGCGTAGATTTCCAGACGGTAAGCATCATCTGACAATCCCACTTGACGAGGGACATTAAGTAATGCCCCGATATAGTCAAGCTGAATACCCTCGGCAGTGTTCAACCCCTTCTTTTTATACATGTCCCACAGGGTGTCTTCAACCTTCTGAAGTTCTGAGGTAATTGCTGAAAGGAGTTGACTATACACGTTCTTCTCTTTAAATTGAGAGGGTGTATAGTCGTCGAGGGCTTGGGTAGTCAGGCTTTCAATTTTCTCGTAAGCCATTTATATACCTTAATCAGGTTCATCAATCGCAGTCGTTGTGAACTGGTTAGTTTCCCAAACAGTGTACTGAGTAGAGCTAATCTTCAGACGGTCAGAAGTGTAATCCCCTGCTGCTGGAGGTGTCTGCTGGTTCACTGCAAGTGCTACTGTGATAGAGTCAACAACGATACCTGTAACGTTCTCGTAGATGTAACGCAAGATACGGTTAGGAACAACGTCACCACCAACTGAAAGAGTCGCACCGTATTTCAGGATAGCACTCTTGATAGCATCGGGAAGGGCTGTTTCCTGTACAGACAGGGTTTCTTCTGAGTCAATATAGTAACGAACCTTGACGAACACGTAACGTGGGTCTGGACGAGAGAAGTAAACCTTGTGGTCATAACCGTTGTCATCATAAGCTGTACCAACAACTGTACCGAATGCACGAATACCAGCAGGTTTTGTGTCCCAAATGGCTTGAGCAACTTCGTTGTTGTTACCACCAACTACGACAATCTGGAAAGATTTAGCTGGAAGACCTGTTGTGTTATCCATCACCTCAGTGTCGTTTTCAACACCTTGACAGGCAGACACACCACTAAGTTTCTTGACAGCAGCAACGATAGCATCAAGTGTACCGATACCTGTAACGGTCAATGACCCGTAGTATCTTTCTCGCAACTCTTCATCAGTTTCACGACCCCTTCCGAGGGTGAAATCATATCTGTTATAAACAGAGTCCAAACCTGATACAGGAGAGTCAATGTAAAGAAGAGTTTCAGCAAATCCAGCAATAGACCCATTGTCTTCTGACTCCACAGACTGAAGTACAGTCGTCTTACCAAATGACATGTACGTTGTTGTTGTGACAACCATTGACTGAGTACGTTTGTTGATGTCGCCTTTATCTTTGGCAATATTCATACTCAAGTTGGAAGAATCCAAAGTAGCAACAGCAATTAGACCACTGTTAATCAGTTTTGTCAAGTTCTGAAGAACAGTCAACTTGGTATCACCTGTCAATGCTGTGTAGCTGTACTCAACGTTATCAATGATGATAATATACGATTCACCTGCTCTCAGGTTGTTGATTGAAACGTTGGTCTCAACACAAGCTGTTGTAGAAATGGTGAAAGTCGCTTTCGGGTAATAGATAGCACCTGTTGTGGTTCTCAACGTAGTCGTTGAAGGAACCTCAGTACCAACATCACCAGTGAACTCTGCAACACCTGAAGTTGGCATAGCAATATAACGGTAAATACCGTTCAAGCCAACCAAATCATCAAGGCTGAATCCTTCAGCTTTATCAATTCGTGTAGAGTCGTTAACAGCACTGGTTGCTTCCCAAAGGTCGGCAATTTCTGTACAGATTGCAGCAAGTAAAATACCCAAGTCACTATCTTCAGAAATGTTGAGTTTCTGTGAGAGGTTCTGAAACAGGTATTGGCTGATGTTATCCACCACCTCACTGTATCTCAGCGTAACCAATCCTCTGCTTGTTAATCCAGCCATTAAATGTTAACCTCACCTTCTGCTGTTTCACCAGAAAGAGTTGTTGCAGAGAACTGCACAGAAATCTGTCTGGTAAAGTTGTCAAGGGTTGAACTGTATGATGTCATGCTTGCGACACCTTCAGTTTCAAGAAGATATTCTTCCATGTAGTTATCGAAGATTGACTTCGAGTTTTTATACTTGGAGATTTGGATATACGGGAAACCTGCATCAAGGTTGAAGAAGAGTTCCCCACGTTTCAGATAGCATCTGATGTGAATCTTTTGAGCAACCTGAGTAACAATGTCATCCTCTGGAATAATCTTGATATTTCCGTTTGCGTCAATGTCAAGGTCTCCGTGGTCAATGTAAATGACATCGTTACCGAGTTTTCTCATGTAGCCAGCACCGAGATTTAATTTGAAATCTGTAGACATTACTGTGCCTTTTGAGAGTTAGCTTCACCAGAACCATCTGTCCAGTAATAGTGGTGGACGTGACTGTTGAAGTCTACGCCAGAGTCGTGCATTGTGATATTACTTGCGAACATCTCTTTCTCTGCTCTAATGTTTGCATCAGAGGTGATGTCTTTGGTAACATGCAGACTACCTTCTAAAACTGCTGAACCGTCTTCTGCAAAAGTGAAAACTAATTCACCATACTGAAGACGAACCTTATCAGGGTCTGGATTGAAGTTCTTGTTGTTTGTACCGACACCGACAATTGCAAAGGCATCTGTGATGTCATGCGAACGTCTGTTATTGACCTTCTTCATAGAACCATCACCTGACATCCAAGCATCCATCGGAAGCATTGAGAAGATGAGCAAGCACTGGTCACCAGCTTTCACAGGGAATGTCAAGGATGCACCACCACCAGAAGGGAACTGGATAGGTACACCATGAATGAGCGGGTTAGGAAGTTCGTCAACCTGAATGAGAGGTCTAACAGATGCTGATTGTGTCTTGGGGTTATAGGACTCCACAACAGCAGGAAGTGCCGTGTAGAGTTCCTTTTTAAACTCGTCAAGATAACCAGAGATTACGTTCGCAAGCCTTGAAGTGGGACTTGCATAAGCCATTAAGTAACCTTCTCTAAATCCAACTCTGTTGTCCAACGGTCACCAGTGTAATCAAGATTGTGAGCAATCCCTTTAACACGATAAGTACCGTCAAAGTCAATTGAGTCAGAAAGCTGAACAGTATCGCCTAAGCGAATACGACCGTCAAGGTGAACAGTGATTCTGACACCCGTTTTAACAACGATTACTTTTGGTCTTTTACCACCTGAACCACCTGATGAGGAAGCTGATGCCATAGCTGCGAAGTCTACAGAGCCTGATGATTCAGTCGTCTGTGTATCTTCTGAAGCTGCACCAATGCTTGTCGGTGTAGTCGTTGTCTTTAAAGCCTTTCTGGTTCGTCTGTAGTAACCCTCAACAGAGCCGATGATGTTGCTTGCTCCGATAGCCCAACCCTCACCACTGCCCGTAGGTTCAGCGGGGATTACGCGAATCTGTTTGTTGAATGTAAACCACTTGAGACCATTTTCTTCACAAACTCTGGTCAAAGCATCAGATACTGAGCCATAAACTGTGAAACCATTGTGGTAGATTCCTGTAACGTTAGCTAAGTCAGATTCAATAACCGCAAGGTCAAGAGTCTTCATCAGGTTCGAAATAACAGTCTTCTTAGCCACTCCAGCAGGGAATGCGATACTGGTCTTTGTCGTTGCCCTTTCGAGTTTGTCATTGGAACAGATTAATTTTGTGATTAAATCTGCACCTTTCTTATACGTGTAACTGTACAACACAGTCCCAAGATAAACAATAGGCAGAGCGTCATAATCGACCTCAACATAACCTGTGTCTTCATTACGTGGGAAAATGTCGTCGTACCCTGCACGAATCATTACAGTAGCACCAACAGCTTTAAACCTCGCCCTCATCTCTGGAGCAAGGTTGTACATTTCAATCGTCGTATCATCTGTACCAGTTTTTGACTTCTGGTCAGTATACGAGATATTTGCTGTGAATTGCAACTCTGTAAAGAAGACAAGGTTTTCTGTGTCTTTCGCGTGTCCGGTTGGCTGATTATCGAAGCCGATTGATTCAGCACCTACAGCCAACTGGTAGACACGAAAGGCTGAAGTATTTTTCTCAGCCATTTCAGAGCCTTATTGTTCTTCAAGGGGTTGGTAGACGAGGCCGAACTCTTTTCCGATACCGAAGTTATTTCTTGTCGGATATTCGGAACTTCCGTAGAATCGCTCTACAAAGATGTCTCCATAAATCTCAGGGAGACCGTATCGACCTGTTAAGGTTGTGTTTGGAACACATTTAACTTCACTGATTAAAATGTTACCATCAGTGTCCTTGATTGTCAAATACCAACGCTCCTGACGGCTCTTAAATCTTAGCTCAAGCAGGAACGGGATTTTATCAAGGGTTACAGTTTGTGTTGACCATTCACTATCAGGGACAGGAATATAGTTTGACATTAGCGTGTACCAATACCCTTTTCAGAATTTGGATTACCTGCATGACGCTTGTAGTAATCTGACACAGCCTTGTCATCGGTCGCAGAGTAAGTACCCTTTGTACCGAAACTCTTATTATCAAGACAGTTAGCAAGAAGCCTTTTCTGTGTTGAGTTGAGTTTTTCAAGACCATTATCATAAGCAGTCTTCAGACCCTGACAAGCACTTGGACTTGAACCTGTTGTGGTCGCAGTGTTACCAACTTGCTTCTTAGTGGCTGTACCAGCCTTAGACGCTCTCTTTCCAGAGGCACTAATAGAAGTCTTACCAATGTTCGTCTTTAAGATTACTTCTTGGAAAGTTGCTACGATTTTCAAACCGTTCTCAATAGATGAATCCTTCTTCATACTGAGTTTGGTGATGACACAGCTCTGTAGTCTTTGCTTGTGTGGACAGACTAATGTTAAGATTCGCTTCTGGTCTCTCCAGCGTTCTGCAATTGCTGTAAAGGCTTCTGCGTTCTTGTTATAGGTCTGCGTGAGGATTGTTCCTTCAACCGTTGAGACAACTACACCAGTGATAGTTGCAATTCGAGGACTTCTCAGATAGTTATCTGTGATTGTCTCACCTGACTGCATAGGCTGAACTGTTACGCTCATCGAACTGTCAATATCAATATCTGTGTTAGCGGTAAGGTAAAGCAGAAGTCTGAGGTCATCTTTAATGTGAAAGTAGACCCCATCCTTCTTCGCATAACGAGCCGATTTACCTGTAGCGTTATCATAGATTGGTGTACCATCTTCCTTATAAGACGTTGCCGAATTATCTGTAGTGATAGCACCAGCCATTGATTAATCCCCCATGTGCTCTGTGTTAATGTTGACATCTTCGTTGTTGTGAGTTACAACTTCTGTCTGATATTCACCAATCTTACGACTGTCAAGGTTGATGTTGAACGTCATTCGCTGATTGTTCTGTACAGTCTGTTGTGCAGGGTTGTACATACTTGGAACAGCAAACATGTTCTGTGGGCTATACCCGTTCTGTGGAGAAAGTGCGTTGTTACCTGACAACCAATCACCAAGTGAACTCATCATCCTTGTGAATGGACTGTTTGTCAGGGAGTCTCCTTGCTGGTAACCTAACGTTTTAGGGTCAGTTAACCAGTTAAGACCTTTGGCAATAGGGTTGTCCTTACCAAACAGCGTTGGGTAATTCTGTTCAACACCTGAAGCGTCTACACCAGCCTTAGCCATTAACGCCCAACCAATCGGCCCCGCTGCCTTTGGAGCACCTTTAGCGAATCCTAAGATTCTTGCCATGATACCACCACCTGCTGCACCAGCCCCCGCTGCTCCCGCTCCTGCACCTGCCCCTGCACCACCTGTTGCAAGTTGCTTGAGTCCAAGAACCGCAGAGATAATACCAGTGACACCGCGAAGAGCCTTAACAACAACAAGAACTTCACCAACAGCGATTGCGAAATCAGCCGCAGACTTGATAAGTTTCTTCTGTCCATCGTCCAGTTCATCATACCAAGCAGACATTCTCAGAAGAGCCGCAGAGATGTGTCTTACCCACTCATCAACATGGTCAATACCACTACCAGCGACTTTCAGGATTTCCCCGAAGATACCACCCATAGCTTCACTGATTGCTGTTGAGTCTGAAAGCATATTAGCCAGAGCACTTGTGAATACCCCAAGCCCACTTTCAGCACCGTCAAAGGCTTTTACAAGGTTGTTCTCAATAGCAGCGTTTACACGACCGATACCAGTTACAGCCATTTGAGAAACACGGTCAAGACCACCAACCTCATCAGACATCTTCTTCATCTGTTCAGAAACGCGAGGAAGAACATCTTTCGCAAGGAGTTTACCATTTTTCATCAGTGCGTCAAGTTGCTGAGTGTTTACACCCAAAGCATCTGCGAACATCTGTTCAGCACCGGGCAAACGGTCACCCAACTGTCCACGAAGTTCTTCAGCCTGTACACGACCCTTAGAAGCCATTTGAGTGAACGCAACCATGATACCTTTCAACTGTTCAGCATCCAGACCACGAATACGACCAAACGTTGCAGCGTTCTTATAGAAGTCCTGTGTACCCTGATAACCAAGTGCGTTTTGAGCACCCGCAGCAAATCCGGTATACTGCTTCATAGTCTCTGTGAAGCCCTGTCCAATCTGCTGAGAGAATCCAGCAGCGAACGTCTTAGCATCACCAGCCTGACCTTTGAAGACAGCCTGTGCAGAGAGCATTTGACCCTGACGTGCCACACCTGCATCAACAACTTTCTTGATTCCTTCAATCACCGTGTACAGTGAAGCGAAACCACCAATCCATTGTGTAAGGGATGAGTTAGCTCTGTCAAGAAGCCATGTCTGTTCACGTCTTGCTTTAGCTTCAGCATTCTCAGCAGAAATCCAACGCTTCATCGAGTCAATAGATGCCTTGATTTGCATGTTGTAGTTTGCTAAGTTAGCAGAAGGATTTTTCAAGGCTTCATCACGAAGACCTGTAATGTCAGAACGGAACTTACCAGCAAGTCCTTGACCACGAACACCCATACTTTCGAGTTTACGTGTCAGACCAGAGTAGTAGTTGTTTGAGTAGGTTCTCTCGATAGAGCGTGCTGCTGAGTTAGCAGAACCACCTGAACCACCGTTTCCACCTCTCGGAGGTCTACCCCCTCCAGAGCCTCCAGAACCGCCTCCACGCCCATTACCACGAACGTTAAAGGCATCCTGCATCTCTTTCTTAATACGCTTTGCAGAAGCCCTAGCAGCCGTTTCTACGCCCTTGACGGATGCCTTACCAGCATTTCCAAAGTCCATGCTCTTAGAAAAGGCTCTGTTCACACTGTTGGCGGCAGTCTGAGCATTACGGACAATCTTATCGAAACCAGCCTTAGACTTGTTCCCATCAATCGTCACAGCTTTATTGAGGCGGTTTTCAATTCGAGTTGCAGCAGCCATAGCTGTTTTCTCAACTCTTTGTAAACCTTTGATGACCTTTTCATTGAAGCCTAGCTCAATTACGAATTCATCAACTGTGTACTTAGCCATTAATTACCTCTGTACTTTACCTTTGTTTCTGACGTATTCATAATAGGCTTGCTCTTCTTTATAAGAAGATTTCACTTCGAGGAATTCTCTCAGGTCACACGCATCAACAAACGCCATTTCCAAGATTTGGCTGTAGGTCTCTTTACAGTCTTCGTTGCCATAAAGATATAAGGCGAACTTAGTCGCCTCGTCAGGTTTATACCCTTCATCTACAGCCGCTTCAGTTCGGGGGCATTTTACTGCTCCATCTCCGACTCTGAAAACAGGTTTTTGAAAATGCTTGCTTCGAAAAAACTTGAGAAGTTCTTTTCAACTGCGAAGATTACACAATCCAACATGAATCCATAGTTACCAGCAAACGCTTGGTCAAGGGTCATTGGGCGGTCATCGACCAACATACCATCGAAGAGTTTTTCAAGAACAGAGTTCACGTCCATCTCATCCATAGCGTCCAGACAGTTCAGAACGATGTCTTTAATCGGGATGTCTTTCTTACCATCTTTGATTTTACTGAACGCTTCAATAAGCTGTCCATAAGCAGGTGCAGCTACACGCGCAATTTTCAGAGAGATATTGACACCATCTTTCAGGCCAAGTAAGGTAATGCTTACTTCACGGTCATTGATAGATTTCTTTACGGTTTTCATTTGCAAATTTCCTTAGATAGAAACAAAAAAGGAGCCTCCTTAGAGACCCCTTGAAGGTTAAACAGACGTAATGCCTGAAGCTGGAATCGCCACAGTGTAGTCAAGGTGTTCACAACCAAACGTCCAAGTTTTGGAGTTCTGGTCAGCACCAAGCTCAACCTGTGGAAGTTCCTGAAGCCATGCGTTACGCCCTGTAGCGAGTACAGAACCTGATGGGTCGTAGATTACGAAGTTTGAAGAGATATTCTCTTCCAGTTCCATCAACTGCTGCTCTGCATAGATAGCCGCAAGTCGCAAGTTCGAAGTCGCAGTCTGCATCAACTCGATTTCGATTGTACCTGTCTTATCAGCGTTTCTTGTCAGGGCAACATCCCCACCCGCTCCGACCACTGGAGTTACCAGTGCAGACGTTCTTTGCAGTCGCAGGAATGAATCAGGTGCGAAACCAGTGATTGCAATCCCGTTCCAGCTACAAACAACGTCCTTTGGAGAATACTGTTGAAAAAGAGACATTATTTATTACCACCGTTATTCATAAGAAAGAGTACCCTGCAAGTTTACAGTCAAGATTGCGCCAGCGATGATACCACTGAACTTAACACCTTGAAGCAAACGAGCACGTTTATCAGCAACATCAATGTCAGCAGCTTTTGGCATTGTGACAGTGAAGCTAGACAAGAACTCACGGTTAACGGCTCTCTGAAGAGAGGATTCAATCACCTGACGAACACGTGTGATACCACGGTCATCATAAGTAATCTTACCACCCTTCTGATTGATAAGCAAGTCTCTCAGTGAAGATTTCAAGTCAGATTCCAACCAATCACGACCACGCATGATGTCAATCCACTCACCACCAACAGTCTTACCGCTACGCATAACGCTGTTACCACCTTCATAGTCCACGTAGTTTGTGTTACGTGCTTCCAGTGCAGCTTTCTGAGTAGAGTTCAGAGGACGGTTGTTAGTAGGCTGACGAGAGTAGTCAATGCCTGTCAGAACTGCGTTACCCCACGCGATAGAACCTGCATCATACGGAGCACCGTAAGCGATGTAAGCCATTTCAGGGTATTGGCTCTCAGCATCATCATGCCATACAAGAACTGTACGAGTCATCTTGTTAGTTGCCAGATAAGCCCCGAATGTCTGTTGCAGAACTGATGTTTGTACCACTCAGTGCCGCTGTAGAGTCGGTTGCTGTGAAGAACAACTTGGTACGAGACTGAATAGCCGCTGCCATTGCCTTAACAAACGTTTCGTTACGCTCATCAGTTGCAATGAAGTACCAATCGTTAGTATAATCTTCAACGCGCTTAACAGCCTGTTCAGCCGAATCAGAAGCAGTTGAAGAGATAACGATGTTAGTACCTGAAGTTGTCACACGTGCAAAGTCTACATCAGCATCCTTAGCAGTGATAAGCAACACGGCGTTAGCACCAGTACCTGACAGAGTTGTTGACACAGTTGGTGAAACAGTGGTATCGGTATCAATACTTGTCTTCAGAGACTGAAGAATAGTCTGAGCCGTACTGTTTGTTGCGCCAGTAGCAGAGTATGAACCAACCACACCGTTATTGGTTGTCACAGTCAACGTGTAGTTGTCACCAGCAGAACCGATAGTTGGGATTGCCAGAGAATACTGCAAGTTACGACGACCGATGTACAGTTGAGTTACCTTTGGAGTTTGCGCCCAAAGAGCCTGTGCAGCCGCATACACTGCGGAGTCTGAGGTGAAGTCTTCACCGAGTTCACTCAGAGATGTGTAACCACGAACACGCTCTTCAAACGCATCATGTCCCGCAAGGAACAATGGAAGACCGAAACCTTCACGTGTAGAGCCAGTTGTGTTCAGTGTAATGTCCACGTTTACAATTGGAGTGTAAGCCATTTTATTACTCCCGATAATCTTGGGTATGTTCGTCTAAATGGATAGCTACAGCTTGGGTATCACCTTCACCGTAATGAAGAACACCGTCTGCAATAACTCTTTCAATGACACCTGAATCATAGTCAACCAGAATCGAATCCACAGCTAATTCAAGAATAAGCGGAGTAGACGGCTCATAGTCTGTTTGAAGCATGTCAAAGTTTTGCGGCATCTGACCAGAGTCAACAAGGATTGCTCCACCAGTATATTCTGTAAGACGTGCGCGAAGTGATGAGATTTCAAGACGTTGCTTGAAGTCTGAAATGATGCTAAAAGAGTTCTTGCCAGTAGCTGTAACTCTTATTTGCACTTTGAAAGGAATACGATAGCATGTCCTTCCCTGTTCGTCAACAAAAACATCAAGCAAGAATCCATAAGGTGTTGTTACGCCGATTGAGCGTACAGAAACAAATGGCATATCTGGCTTCAAACCCTTATCATTCGAGTTGTCCGATGGATTCTCAATAATGACAAAGGGTCTTTTGTTTTTGTCTTTTGCAAGCAACTGTCCAATTGTCTCAACAGCATATTTTACAACACCGTCTTCAATTTGTTCGAGATTAAGCAAAGACATTATTCACTCGCATTACGGACTTGGTTAATCTTATCTCTTCGGATGAAAAGATATTCATAGTGAGAAGTTCGTGCAAGCTGCTGTGACCAATCCATCACACTGAAGCATTCGTACTCAATGTCATTCAACAAGAGAACGTCAGCCTCTGTCCAAGCAACCTCATCAGATGTTCTGAGTTGTGCCACTGTATAGAGGATTCTCACGTCAGTTGCAACAACACCTTTTGGTAGAACTTTCTGAGTAAGGCTGTTATTGTAAGGCTGTAAATTGCCTCGGATAGGAACGGTTACAGATGCCTCACCAGAAACCCAACGTCCGTTTTCGTTGTAGTAACCTTCTGAGGTCTTTCTCACAATTTGAAGAGTGTGTCTTCTTAGTAGTCTCATTTCCTCAATCCTCCACGGTTAGAAGTCTTATACGCCAGATTATCAACAAGGTCAGATGTATCGACCAGAGGCGTATTTCTACCACCCTTCGATTTAATAGTTGAAGGTGTGTTCGGAGGCAGGAGACTTGGATTACCAAAGACCTTTTTAAGAGACTTGATAGAGTCTTTCCCGAATTGAGAAAGTACGAGGTCAGGGTTAGTCTGCCCTGTTGAGAGCATACGTTTTAGATTCTTCTGAGCTTGCGCTATCAGTAATTTCCTGTCAATCTGCATAGCAGTTTCAAACGCTCTACGATAAACTTTACCGTTAGACGCTGGAATACCATGAACTTCATGAAGGTACATTAACGCAGGATAAGAGAAACCTGAGTAGTGCTTGCCTTGTTCAGCAAAAAAGCCAACCTTTACAGTTGACTTTGCAATGTTCTTGACGGCTTTCATCAGGATATTTCTACCCTCACCGATGACACGTTTTACCATTTATGATTCCTTGTCTACGAAAGCAATAACCATTCGGTTAGGACTCCCGTTAAAGAACCTATCGTCACAACGGTTGTCACCATAGCTGAAAGCATCACCGTATTCAACACTCTTGTTCACAGAATCGGGATTACATTTTCTCAATTCAATGTCACATTTGCTGATACCACCTGCATAAGGTGTCCCAACAATGCCATTCTTAACCAAGTCGTCAAGAGCCGATTTAAAGTTGGCGAAGCGGTCTGAGTTTCGCTCATAGACCCCACCAACTTTCTCGTCAGCCATTTTAGCAAACTGCATTAAGATATAGCGAAGTGCTTGAATAGCCGCTCTACGTTCGTTCTTATCGTTCGATACATAGAAGAATTCCAGCACAGAGTCATCAATCATGAGGTCATCATTATCGGTGTCTGTGCAAAGAATTCTGATTCTGTCAAGAGGGTTAGTGCTTGGGTTGCCCGTATACATTTAACCCTCCTGAAGAGTCTTAGCTTGCCTTGTCAGCGCGAACATCGACCAGCAACTGTGGACGAGTACAGATTGGCATCATGTAAGAATGAGCCTCGAAATCAGTACCTTCGTCACGGTCTTTAGCGTATTCGAACACGTACAAGTCCTGACCAAGAGTATTCACGTAACCCATCTTGTTAGCAGGGCCGTATGAAATCTGGTACAGGTCGTTCGCTTCACCCAACATCGCAGTGTTAGGGAACGCATGACCAACACCAACAGAATCTTCAACGCCGTTGATACCAACCAGCTTGTGAACAGTGTTACGCTTGTCAGTGAACTTACCGTTGTACTGACGGAAAACAACGCCACGGTACGGGAACTCGTTAGTCGCTGTAGCAACACCATCTGAACGACCAGTCTTCAGAGAACCAGTAATCAGACCGTATGAAGAGACTGCCTGTTGTGCCATGTACGCTTCACGTACTTTAGCATGACCAGTCAGCTTACGGAAGAACGCACGGTCAACCAGAACGATAATCTGTTCGCCGTTAGTCAGACCACCAGTGTTAGCGGTGTCTTCCATGTGCTCAACCAGTTCGTCGATAGCACCGTCGATGTCTGCATCAGGGTTTTCAAGGTCGAAGTACACAGTCTTCTTCTCAACACCGAAGGTCTGGTACATGTCAGCCCAAAGGAAACCTTTAGAATCGACAACTTTACCTTTCAGTGCTTGCATCAGCAAGAACTCTTTAGTAATGTCGTGAGTCATACGGATTTTCTGGAGCTTACGAGCACGAACCATAGCCTCAGTAGTCAGTTCAGCAGCAGTACCTGCCTGACGGATTCCCTGCACCTGTTCAGGTGTGATTGACTCAATGTGCTTGAAGTAAATCAGTGGGAACGCAACCTGACGAAGTGACTCTGGAGCACTTGATTCAGCGTTACGAGTATCACGGTCAACAGGGTCAAGCAGACTGATACCGTAATCAGTGATGTCCAACAGAACAGAGGTCTGAGAGGTTGGCACTGAGCGGAACAGGTTAAGCTGGTTGACATAACCGTAAGTGTTAGGGATGTTAGCAATATCGCCTGTCAGGTCAGCCAACAGAAAGCGAGAGCCATTTGCAAGAGTTAAAGACATTTTGATTTCCTCTCAAAAAGAATTATTTACCAGTTGGAACAAGGATGATACCCTTAGCTTTCAGGGCGGTTGCCACAGCAGCTTCAGTCATACCATTCAGATTGATTCCACCTGATTTCAGTTCTGCTTCACGAACAATCATGGTGATGTTCACCTGACCTGAAGTAGTCAGACCAACAGCAGCTTTGAAGTTGTTCAGGCAGACACCGTAGATGTCACCAGCAGCGGTAGCTTTAGTACCGTCACTCTTCAGAAGGTCACCGATTTCGTAGTCAACACCATTAGCAGGTGCAACAGATTCACGGCTAAAGCCATTTGAAGAAATCTGTTCCCACAGTACGATGTCCATCAACTTTTCGCGTGTACCAGTTTTAATGTAGCCAGCGTAAGCCATTATTGTATTCCTCAGTTTTTGTTAAGTTGTGCAATCGCTGCTGCGAGAGCCTGTGAGCGAGCTTCAGCTTTCTTATCAGCATCAGCCTGTTCAGCGTTCTGTTCAGGTTCCTGAACTGGAGCTTCTCCACCCTTACCAGATTCATTCATTGCTGCACTTGATTCAAGAGCTTCAAGAGCTTTAGCATGAGTCTGCTCAACTTCTGCTTCAAGGGTTGCAATACGCTCTGAGGCTTCAGCCTGAACGCTTTCAATCTTGGCAGACGCTGCATGGATAACAGAAGTCATAAACTTAGCAGCATCACTTTCAGACCCAAGAGCCTTGATAGTGTCTACAGCCATTTGAGCATCGAAACCGATTGAGTCTGCATGTGGCTTCATGGCATCAAGCAGCTTTGCGTCTGCTCCCTGATTAATCTGAGCCTGAAGAGCCGCAATCTGTTCCTGATAAGCCTTTTCTTTTTCGGCATCCATTTCTAATTCCTCGGAGTTAGCCTGTTGAATCGCTGGTTGATTTGGAACATTAAGACTTGCACCGTTTCCACCAAAGAGGTAATCTTTGAATTCGTCGGTTGTCTTGATGCCGTCAATCAGCTTGAGTGAAAGAGCCTCTTGTGCTCCATAAACTCTTGCACCAGTATCTTTAACAGCTTCCGCAGAGATACCGCGAGAACTTGATACGAGGTTGACAAAAGAAGTGTAAGAGTTATCGACCGATTTCTGAATCAAGTCTTTAGCTTGGTCAGACAATGGTTCGAATGGGTTACCCATACCTTTAACTTCACCAGCTTTGATGATGTTGGTTTGGATTCCCGCTTTCTCCATTGCTTTAGAGAACTCTTGATGGATAACAATCACACCAATTGAGCCTACATCAGCATTTGGAGAGGCATAGATTTCACTTGCAGCACAAGCCAGCGCATAAGCGGCTGAACATGCTCTTTCATCGACATAAGCGATAACGGGTTTACCGTTAGAGTGTTCTTTAATGTGTCTTGCAAGTTCGAAACAACCAGCAGCTTCACCACCACCTGAATCAATCATCAGAACAATCTTGTCAACTGATGCGTCAGCAACAGCTTCATCGAATGCTCTTGTCAGTCCCTGATAAGAAGACAGACCACCAGTACACATAGCATCAATACCAGACATACGATGTGAGAGCGCCCCGAACACGTTCAGGAATGCTACACCGTCTTGAACGGTAGATGCGTATTGTTCTGCTTGACCTGTGACAGGTTTGACATTGACAGCAGCCATTGGGTCAACAGCACCTGAGATACGCTGATTAATATACAGCATTACAGATGCAGCCAAATCCTCAGTGGCTAACAGGGGTTTATTTTGAATTTGAGCCGCCAGTCTGAACAGTTGATGTGACATTCAGACCTCATGTGTTCAAATCAATTGAGATAGCGTTAAGAGTGTACACACCAGCCTGAACGTAGAACTCAGGAGTGTTTAACTCACCATTTAAAACAAGTCTATCACTTGAATCCCAGATTGTAAAGTGGGAAATCGTAGAATTTGCAGGAATTTGAAAAATAACTGAATCCTGTGATGCAACCAGACCGTTTTGTGGAGTTCCAAAGACGATTGCCATTTTCGAAGTGACCATATTTGCTGTAGGGTCAGGCGAAGGGTCTGAGGAATGAAGAGCAACTTTCATCTGAGATGGTAAAGCACTCAACATGAGATTTTTAGCGAAAGTGGTTAGTGCCATTAATCCAACCTTATAAGTTGTTTGGAAACGATTGAGTTGTTCCCTTGACTATCCACTACAGATAACACTGTATCATAAATCTGACCTTTGACAAGCACTTTATAATCACTTTTCAAAAATAAGTATGAAATAGTTCCATCTGAGTTGAGAGTAGCGGGGTGTGACAACTCACCAATTGCGATGTATGCAGCAGATAAGGTCTGTGCATCCAGCTTTTTACCTTTACAATCATACAGTTGGAAAGATAACTTCATAGCACTCCCGAATGGGAAACTGACCACTGGCTGATAAGAACCTCTGATAAAGTCCTCTCCAGCCAATGAAACATCAGTGTGTCTGCATAAAGTAATCTGCCCACTCTTCCCATCAGTCTGACCGGAGCCAAAGATATTTACTCCTTGACTCACAGTCAACTGACCAGATTCTGATGATTGCTCTTGGCGATAGTCTGACACACGAACTTTAAAGCTGAGTGTCAAGGTATCTTCTGCCATTAGCGATTACCCTTTTCGTGCAACGGATTCATCACGACCTGATGGACTCTTTGCCGTTCCTTCACCTGATGTTTTGTAACCTTCACCAGCTTTTGATTGGCTGTTAGGAGACAGCTTTTCAGATACCGGAGCCGATTCATCAGCTTCAGGAAGACCAAGAAGACCACGCAGATATGTTGACATGCTCTTATCAACTTCCATTGCACCTACAGAGATACAACGTTGGATGAAAGCAGCGATGTTTTCAAGGTCAGGTTTCTCGATGTCTTCAAAGACGATTCGTACATGCTCTTCATCATCCCACTGGTTGAGTGAGTAAGTCTGAGGAATCAAATCTTTGTTGATTACGTTTTGAATCTGACGCAGAATGGTTTCAACTGACATTGCAAGAAGACTTGTCTTAGAGTCTGCGAGACTGTAAGAGCCATACTTGCTCTGACCCATTGCCAATACGTCTGACATGAATGACATCATAATCTGTTTAGAATATCTGTCAATGATTTCATCGGTATTGTAAGACTTCGCACCCTGCTTGCTCACCAGCTTGAACTCGAACATGTCCATCTTTGACTCAGGGTCAATCATACGTGGGAACAGAAGTCCAGCACGGTTGTTTGCGTTGATGTCATTGATGATGTTCTGACAGTAAGCGGCAAAGGCTTTCTTTTCAGGGTCTGCGTCACGGTCAAGATATTCTGGTGGGAGGCCAATCATAGGCATACCAACCAAATCTCGACTCACGCCCATTGCTTCAAACTCTTCAATCTGAACCTTGTACTTCCAAGGAACGTAAGCATTCAGAAGTGGTGAGCGACCTTCAGGGTTGCCAACCTCATCATCATAACGGAAGAGCATGAACTTTGAACGTGGGAGTTCGATAAAGTTCTTAACAGTTGAACCTGCCAGATGAGGGATAAGACCCAAGTTCTGACGCGCACCTGTCAACTCACGATTATTCTCATCGAAGTACCACTTGTCAATCGTGGTTTGACTTCTTACAGGGAGTTTAGCCCACCCAATGAGTTTATCATTGTAACGTGAAGGGTATTTCCCTTTCTTACCTTTACGGACTTTGTAGACCTTCTCATGAAGACTGAATCCGTAAACGCACATAGACATGATTGAGTTGATAAAATCTCCCCATTCAACATCCATATCACCTTTCAGTGTTTCGAAGAACTTGATACGCTCTTCATAATCTTTTGCATCGAATCCGTCTGGAGCATCAAATCTCCAGTTGACTCTTCTGACCAAAGTCTTCAGGATATTGATAGACGCTGCAATAGCAGGGTCACGCATCATAATCTGAAAGGTCTTGATGCTCTCAGGGAATCTCAAGTTTCTACGAGGCTCTTCAAAGAGTCTCCCGCTGATGACTTTGAGACCAAGAGAACCCATCTCGTCCTTCTGAAAAGCTGGCAGTTCAGGGTTAATTTCATTCTGAGCCATTGTCATATTTCCTAAATGGTTTTGATACCTGCGAACGGATTATCTCTCAGCATATCAAGAGAGTTATCCATTGATGGGACTTTAAATACACTTTTACTGTTGAGGCTTTGGAAAGCATCACTGGTGGCATCCACTTGGTCATCCTTGCGTTTACCATCGCCTGTGAAGCCCTCAAGCTCTGTGAAATAGGCATCGTTCCAATCACCTCTCACAACCTTGACGTGTCCTGATTCAGCCATAGCAGAGAACGGGGCAAAGCGTGTAACCTTGTCCTTGTTAGTCGTTCTTGCTCTTGCTCTGAAACCAGCTAATGCAAGTTTGCGGATTAAACCGGAAGCGTATGATTTACCTGCTGCGCCTGGGTCTTGTGGGATGAAGATTTCAACCTTAGCAGTATCAAACCGTGCAGTGTCAAGAATTCCTTCTTCAACTCCTGCTGGACGGTCTCTGAATCGTTTTACGTGTTCAACGTAGAATGTTCCAGTCTTCTGCCCTTTAGCCATTTTAACACCTGCTGTCCAGTCAGGGTCAGGGTTAAGTTCAGATGGTAATGTAGCAGCCAAGTCCCATGCTCTCACACGTGAGGCTGGTTCGTCAACTGAATCTACGATTTCACACCATCTCCTATCAAAATAACTTGAACCTTCAGCACGTGCTTTCCAGTTACCATAACGCAGACGTGCTACGTTGATAGGTGTATTGTTTTCAAGTCTACCACGATATTTCGGTTCGATAAAGTCCAGAATTGGATTATCATCAATTGTACCAGAAACAAATGTGTAGGTTTGAGGAATCTCCAGAGGGAACTGTTTGAGAATCTCATCTCTTTCCCAATCTGAATACATGACACCTTCCTGAATAACGAACCAGCGTGTTCTACCACACTTCTCATTATCTGGATAGCCCTCTTCATCAAGGAATGGCTCAACCCATGAGTACACAAAGTGGTCTCTTTCGGGGTTCATCGAACATTTCATGTACGAGTCACCATCTGCACCAGAACGCATACGGGTCATCAGATAGTCAACCTGACTCTGAGAGAAGTGTGTGAACTCATCCCAATAGATAGCTGAGTATTCGATACCCTGATGTGCCTCTGCGTGTTTTTCCAACTCCATGTACGAGAACTTGATAGTCGCTCCAGAAGGGAACTGGATAATCATTTTCTGTTCATGAGGAACACCACCAAACATACCGTAAAGTTTCTTCGCAGCAGGCCACAGACCACCGGAAAGCTGTGTCGTGTTCTTTCGGAAGAAGACTGCATAGTAGTTCGGGTCGTCTTTATGCTGAAGAGCATCCATCAGAATAGCCACAGTCTTACCGGAACCAGCAGCACCACCATACAGTGTAATATCTGTTGTGGTGTTCAGCAAGGTTTCCTGAGAGCCGGGCTGTGGAGCGATAAACTTCTTGTTCGTCAGCAACTTCATCAGAAGTTCGACTTCTTCGACTGTATATTTTCTCAGCGTCAGAATTTGTGACGGCAATAGCTTTTCAACAGGTTTACCGTACTTGGCAAGCATCTTGATAACACTTGGTTCAAGTCTCAGGTTACCCGCTAAAACGTCCTGTACGTCCCTCAGACGCTGCTGTTTAACTTCGGTAAGGTTCATTAGGGTTACTCCAAAAAATCGCTCACAGACGCTTACACAGCCTCTGAGACCTTATCCAACAGTTGTTGCAGGTTGAATTCATTGGCATCCACTTTCAGGGATGTTGCGAGGCTGATAATGACGTTGCGAATAACTCCGCTCATCTCCTGATTAGCCTTAGTCAGGTCATACAGTTCAGCTTTCAGTTGCAGTTCTTTAAGTTGTTGTTCGTTCATTGGTAAACTCCAGAAACAAAAAAGGAGGCTAAAAGCCTCCGAAATAGTTGAGAAATGTACATACTACCGACAGTCAGGAAAAAGGTGGCGACCAGCGCCACAAAGGAAACCGCAACTGCCTGTATGCCGAAACATACTCAAAAACTCTTCGGAAAGACACTTTAAGTATGACTCGAAAGCTGCCTCCCAAGAGCCAAGAGGTAGCGATACCCTGACTCTCAAGAGGACTTATTGGAGATGCGAGAGGGAATCCCACCCTCATTTTACCGTTTTGCAGACGGTCACCATTTGTATTTCAGTCATCGCACCATTATTTCGCTGCTGCTTTCAACTCATCAGTTGCCACATTATTTGTGACCGAACTCTTACAAGAGTCTTTAAACCAATCAGGCATGTACTTTGCCATAAAAGCACTTGCTTGCGTCTTCAGGTAATCTGAAATCAGACTTGCTTCTTCAGCAATCATATCGACAACCTTCTGTGCAAACTCTTTGGCTTTTGTGATAAGCTCGTTAATCTTCGCGTAAGCTGCTGCTGCCAAGTTCTGAATAGTCGAAAGACCTTTTGCGATAGCATCGTTAAGTGCGGAGATTGCAGAGTTGACACTTGACATCACCGTGTTGTAAGCATTCATCGCTGACTGTCCAATCCCCTGAACAACGCCCATTACGGAGTTGAAAGGTGAACAACCTGCGGAAGTACCAGTAAGAGATTCATAAGAACTCTTGTAACCTTCTGCCAACTGCATTCTCTGAGAGAACTCATTGACTGAGGTTTGACCGTAACTGACCAGACTTGTAACAGTCGAAGCTGATGAGGTTAAAGCACCTGCACCACTTGTCAGTAACGTTGTGTTAATGCCAGCATTCTGTAAAGCTGTCTGAGCATTTGGATTCGTCAGGTTGCTCTTCAAAGTGTTCATTCCAGATGTACCGGAACTGATATTTGATGAGAGGGCTGATGAAGCACTTGCCAGAGGATTCTTGAACGCCTTACCAGACTGCATTAAACTGAAGATTTGCTTAGTTTGGTCTGTTACAGCCATTTCACACCTTTACGAATTGGAGGAAGATACCAGACTTGAACTGGTACGCCGATTTCTCGGTTACTGAGTGTTTAGCAAACACTTCCCTTACCTTTTAGGGTTAATCTTCCAGAATTTGGGGAGAAGGACGGGATTCGAACCCGCATAGACCTGATTCACAGTCAGGGTCATTATCCATTTATGATACCAACTCCATTGGTAGGTGATGAGAGATTCGAACTCTCAACATCGGAGGTTTAAGCTCCTACCCTCTGCCAATTGGGGTAATCACCTATTGTTTGGCAGGACGTGATGGATTCGAACCATCGTAACCGGATTCAGAGTCCGGTGTAATAGGCCAACTATACGAACATCCTATTGGAAGCCCTTTTGGGATTCGAACCCAAACCTCTCAAGTTCGTAGCTTGAGTCTCTATCCATTTAAGATAAAGGGCTATTGTTTGGTAGCTGTGGAGAGATTCGAACTCTCACTGTATACGTTCTTAGCGTAGTGCCTCTGCCAAGTTGGGCTACACAGCCATTGTTTGGTACTCGCAAGGCGACTCGAACGCCTGACCAGCAACGTGTAAAGATGCCGCTCTACCATCTGAGCTATACGAGTATAGTTTTGGTGCCCCCACACGGATTCGAACCGCGATGACCTGATTACAAAACAGGCATAATAGCCCTTATATGATGGAGGCATTCTGAATTGACAGGGGATGAGGGATTCGAACCCTCAACGTGCGGTTTTGGAGGCCGACATTTTGCCAGTTAAACTAATCCCCTATTGTTTGGAGCAAGTAACGGGATTCGAACCCGTAAGAGCGACTTGGAAGGACGCCATGTTACCAGTTGACATCATACTTGCATTAGTCAAGCGACTCACCACACTTCTCAGTGTTATTAACGCTCTACTGGTTATCCTGACAGTCAGGAGATACAGACCACCTCCTTAATTGCCCCGTCATTTCAGGGACGATTATAAAGACATCTGAATCTGGTAGCGTAAGTGGGAGTCGAACCCACACTGAACAGGGTTTGAACCTGCTTCCTCTGCCAATTGGGATATTACGCCATTCAATCTGAAAGACTCTCGTAAGAACCTTTTAGGTTGAAGCCCCGTTTGGCAATCATAGACGGGACAACTCTACGCCGAATTCGGTGATAGGGAGTCGGAAGACCCTACTGGTGTTTAGCTATTACGCCACTGCCAGAAATTGAGCATCATTTGCATTTATTTTAAATGATAAAAATAGAAGCATACTCAACGAAAACTACGGTAAAGATTACAGGAGATTGTTTCACCTGTCAACCTAAATTTGGCGAGTGATTAAGGATTCGAACCTCTCCACGACCTATTGTCGCCCCTTACTCATAATCTGTTAGTCCGGCTTCACAAATTACTTTCAAGAACTATCGTCAGTAGATACTGCATTCCCATTTTACGGCTTCAAAGCTGGCCTAGCTCCACCGTTGCAGAATCACCCATTTTTGGCACACCCTACAGGATTCGAACCTGTAACTAACTGTTTAGAAGACAGGGGAACTATCCGTTTGTTCTAAGGGTGCATCGTTTGGCGGGGGCATTCGGATTCGAACCGAAAACTGACGGCCTCAAAAACCGTAGAGTTGCCAATTACTCCATACCCCGATTGTTTGGTCGTAGGTGAGGGTATCGAACCCTCTTCTAACGCTTATCAGGCGTTTGCATTACCATTTATGCTAACCCACAATTAAATCTCTTAGAAGTGGTAATCGGACTTGAACCGATGTAGGCTTCCGTATGAAGGAAGTGCATGACCATCTCTGCCATACCACTACTAAGAAATTTGGTAGACTATCAGGGAGTCGAACCCTGAACCTCCCGATTAAGAGTCGGGTACTCTGACCAGTTGAGTTAATAGTCCATTTGTTTGGTCGGTGTGACAGGCATCGAACCTGCAACCCTGTGGTTAAAAGCCACCCACTCTGCCAATTGAGTTACACACCGTTGAATTTGGCGGTCTATCGGGATTCGAACCCTGTTCCACGGCTTTTCAGACCGTTGCTTTACCATATAAGCTAATTAGACCGTGGCGGAAGGAGAGGGAGTCGAACCCTCAAGGCGCTATTAACGCTCGGCGGTTTTCAAGACCGTTTTCGTCGCCAGTCGATTTGCCCTTCCATTTTGTCTCTCTGTCGCCCTGAGCGAGACTACTCAGTTATGTAGCCCAAACCTTAAACGCAAGGAGGTGAAACGTTTAAGTAAAAAGCTGTAGACCTGTATATTTCATCTAAATGTGCTTTGGAAAGGAGACATCCATTCACCTCATAAGAGGAACGCTACAAAGTAGAATCACCGCATATACCAGACGGCAGTTACCAGTTGGACTTTAAGTCTTTCCGGTGAATTTGGCGAGGATGAAGGGATTTGAACCCTCATATTCCGCATAGACAGTGCGGTACAATTACCAAGTCTGCCACATCCCCAACTTTAAGGAGTCTTTGATTCGACGCTCTAAAGGGTAATACCCTACACGTCACTCAGAACAACCCAAACTGAGTAATTTGGATGCGAAGGGCAGATTCGAACTGCCTACACCGGATAATGAAACCAGTATGATGCCATTTCACTACTTCGCAATTGTTTGGTGCGCCTAACTGGACTCGAACCAGTAACCTTTCGGGGCGGTTTTACAGACCGCTGCATTGACCATCTCTGCCATAGGCGCATAAATTGGCGGGAAAGGTGGGACTCGAACCCACTACCATCTGGTTAACAGCCAGCCGCACATCCATATGTGCTTCAAACCCTTTAAATTTGGAAGCGGGAGTAGGATTCGAACCTACGACCTCCAGATAATGAAACTGGCAAGCTACCACTGCTCCATCCCGCTATAAAACTTTAATGGCTCTGGACAAACTAACCGTTTCGGCAAGGTCATTCCAATTTCGCATTCTTCAGCACGTGACTTAGAAGATGCTATCCCAAAGCTCTGCAAGCAACCGCGAATCCTTACAGAGAGTTTATCAGTCAAGATTCTAAGGGAGAATTTGACCAGACCATTAAAGTTTTGGTGGATACAGGAGGGACTTGAACCCTCATCCTTCTCATTGCAAGTGAGATGCTTTCCCAATTAAGCTACTGACCCATACTGACAGAATTCAAAGTACCTGTCAAACTTTATTTTGGAGTCGTAGACGGGATTCGAACCCGCGAGCAACTGATTGAAGGTCAGGTGGCTGACCATTTGCCTTCTACGACATAAATTTGGTCTCCGTTGAAGGATTCGAACCTTCGACCCGACCGCCCCAAACGGCCTACTCTATCCATACTGAGCTAAACGGAGATGTTTTCTAAAACTATGAAGCTATCTTAACTCGCTTCTTTCTATCTGTCAACAAGTTTTTCAACTTATTTTTCTGAGAGTAGGCGCGTTCTGTCGCCTCGTGTTATTTGCTCCTGATTTTCATCAGGCTACCTTCAGAGCAGCAGGTGAAGGGACTCGAACCCTCATCCACATGGGCAAAACCATGTATGTTCCCCGTTTACACCACACCCGCACAGATTTCTGTGAAACCTCTGAAGCTCTCTCAGAACAGATACCAATTTACCAGCTTGTTTCAGACCTGTCAACAATTATTTTGAACCAATTCTTGCGACATTCTGGAAAGTTGGAGCATCATCTTTTTGTTCCGGTACATCATCTTCCTTTTTCTTGTCAGATGCAAGGGCTTTCATCTCTGAAGACGACTGCGTAAGGATGATTTTTGCAGCTTCCATCATCGCTTTGACGTTTACGTCTGATGGTGAAAGACCGAACTCTGCAAGTTGCGCTACATCTCTTGTGACGAGAGCACGGAACAACTTTACAGACATCTCACTTGAGTCGTCAAGCAATAATTGCGCTTTGACAAGGGAAGATTTATTTCTGCTACCTCGCGGTCTTCCAGCAGGGTTACCAGATTGACCCTTTCTGAACTGACCAGCATGTTTTCTAGCCATTATTAAATCCTCAATTAATTCTTCTGTCAAGTATTAATTCTAACCTGAATAGGGTTTTTGTCAAGAAGTTATTGCCCTTCGCGTGTGCTTGTGGGCGTGAGTGCGTCTTTACAGTTATCTTTAAAGGCTTTTAAGAGATAATTAGACATAGATAGATAACAAATAGAATATAAGAAGAAATCTTTAAAAAGAACCTGTTCAGATGACAGAACGGAGTGTAGCACACAAAAAGAGACCTGTAAAGTAGGGAATCACCATATATTTGAGCTTTTTCGTCCAAAATTGGGTAAAAACGCCATAAAACCATGAATTTTCAGTCATTTTCGATGAAATTTGTTAAGAAATTGCTTGACTTTGACCCCATATCATGAGAATATACTCCATAGCTGTAGGGCGAGGCATTATTAGGACTTAATCAATGACTCAACCAATTTTAAACAAACCCGTCAAGAAGAAAGCCAGAGTACCTAAGCAGACTCCCCAAAAGTCCAGTAGCTACCTTTCTGAGCATTATTCTGATGACGAACTGGCACTATACCGTTTCTTTCAAGGTTATGGTAAGATTATTTAGGTGGCTGTAATGTCCAATATTCCATTAAAAAGTTCAGACATCCAAGAGGTCTACGAAGATTATGAAATCTATCGCATGGCCTTTGGGCGCATGTGCTCTGAGTACAGTGGAATAATGATTGACCTTTACAGTCGCTCTAAGAATTCTGAAGAGGTGGTATTATCCGCTTACGAAAACAGAGTTTTTCTCAAGATTCTCTATTTACTTAACAGAAGGAATTTGAAATGACTGTTCAAAGAACTTTCAATACCGACGAGTCGGTTACCCTTTCGGGTACTACCGCACTTGAGTTGATTGGTGAAATGTACAATCAGATTGGACAGGGCTTTAAATATGTCCCTAACAGTTTTGTTGCTAAGACACCATTCAACCCGAACTTTAAAGTCACTGTTAAACAGGACGCTGAAGAACTTTCTTCTGATGTTGCTGTTCATCGGACTGACCTTAAAGATGGTGATTCAATCATCCATTCCCCGAATGCTGAGTCTCTTTTAAGAACACTGAGCAATGCACTGGTTAAACAACAATCAGGTGCAACCATCAAGTCTGTGACAATGACTCTTGGCGCTTACAGTGCTACTGTGTCAGGTCTGACAGATGAAGTGGCTGAAGAAATTCCTGCGACACCTGATGATTCACAAGATGACATCGAACCTCTTTTCAAGACGAACGATGAAGAACCTGTGAAGACTCTTGAGCCGTTTGACATGAGCATTGCTATGTCTAAGCAGTCTAAGGAAGAGCTTGTAGAGTACGTTGAAAAATACGGTATCTCACTGGACAAGCGCCGTAATCTTGCAGCAATGCAAAACCAACTCCAAACCATTGTGAACGAAGGATAAGAAATGGCTAGAGAAACTTTTAACGATTTCGTGGCAGCGGTTATCGCTAAAGCGAAAGCAGACGGTAAAATCACTGACTTCAGTAAAGTTCAGAGTTATTACTTCCCACGCTATTTCTACTCTGGTAGCTGGAACCGTCTGATGGATGTCGCTACAGAGATGACCGGAGAGTACACTCCAAAGGGTGCTGTACCGTTCTCTTCAACCAACATGTACAGTGCTTCACGTGTTGTTCGTCTGGTTGACTTCCTGCACGATATTCAGTATCTGACCCTGAACGGATATGAGATTGAACAAATTCTCAACCCGACTGATAAAGTCAAACCGTTCTTCTCGCAGCTTAATGCTGTTATCAAAGCGACGACTGTTAGCGTCACTGGTGTAGCAATTGCACCGAAAACTAACAATCTTGCTGTAGGTGCTACTCGTCAGTTGACTGCAACGGTCTCTCCTGACAACGCAACAAACAGCAAAGTTACTTACGAGTCTTCTGACGAGTCTGTAGCAACCGTTGATGCAAACGGTCTGGTAACTGCTATTGCTGAAGGTACAGCAACCATTACAGTGACAACTGAAGATGGTGCGAAGACCGCTACAGCGACTGTGACAGTTGCATAACTCATAGGGACTCTTCGGAGTCCTTTTTAATTACGTGAGGTAATCATGAATGGAAGTTTCTCAAAAAGGTCAGCAAGCCCTTGAGGTAATGGAAGGGTTCAGTGCAAAAGCATATCTTGACGTTGCAGGTGTACCGACTATCGGTTTCGGTGATACCAGTGTTCGTGCAAGAAAGGTTAAGATGGGTGATACAACTACTCTCGAAGCCGCTAAAGCTGAACTCGCTCTGGACTTGCACGACTTCAAATCAGGTGTTGAAAAATACCTTGCTAAGGCCGTAAAAGGTACAACGCAGAATCAGTTTGACGCTCTTGTAATCTTCGCGTATAACGTGGGATTGACTAACTTTGCTTCTTCAAGTGTTCTGAGAAACCACTTGGCAGGTGACTTTGAAGCTGCTGCAAAATCATTTGCACTGTGGAATAAAATCACTGTCAAGGGTAAGAAGGTTGTCAGCAAAGGTCTGGTAAACAGACGTGCAAAAGAGATTGAAATCTACTTGCACAGCAACTATGGCGTTTGATATAATAGGGACTCTTCGGAGTCCTTTTTCACATTTATTGGAGAGTAACATGAATAACTTTACAGAGTGTTCTGCGGTCAGGTGCTGGATGTTCCTTTAAAGAGATGACAATCCCGTCTGAGTTTATCACTGGCATTGAAGGTGGTGAACCGAAGCACGTAGTGCAGTGCGAATACTGCGGTGCGGAAAAGCCGGATTATCAGGCCATCGCCTCTGGCAAATCTGATATGATTGACCGTTTCAACGCTGCTAAAGAAGCTGCTGAAAAGAACGGTACAGTCACTTTCAAAAAGCTGTAACACCTGAATCACATACAAGGAAATAGAGGAATGATTCTCGGAAGATTTCTTGAAAATGTACTTGCAACACTCTTAGTGTTTGTTGTAGTGTATCACTTCGAGTGGATGAACCCGTATCTGGCAAGTGGAATCACATTCTTACTGTGTTATCTGCTTGATGGTCTTGGAAAACTGATTGGAGAGATTTTCTCATGAAACATCGTTACACGAACAACCAATGGAAGAAGCAGTTTAGACGTACCTTTAAGAATCTCTTGATAGGTGCTGGCTGTGACTCCAAAACTGCTAAGAAACTCGCTAAAGGTGAGATGGAAGCGGTCACTGATAGCTACAGTGCAATGTCCTTCAACATGTATCGTCGTGAATGGCGTCTGTATGACCCTAAAGATACCGCTGAAGAGAACTGGTCATATTGGGAGGAATGATGTACAAGAACGCTACACCTGAGCAGTATGCTGAATTGACAGAATGCTTGCAAGAGTTCAAAGGATTACCGTACAACGCAGATACATTAGAACGGATAAGGAAGAAAGTTGCTTTACAGTTTCCTGAAGAGATTGTGAGAACATTCCATCTGAACATGTTGATTAACGGCAGACCTGTCACCAAACTGTGATTCCTCTATACAGCCTCTTTTCAGAGGCTTTTTATTTTTCTAAAAAATTCTTAACCCACTTCTTAACATCCAGTCTTAACACACCTCTTAACATATCCTCATAGGGATTCGTCATAAGCCTCATACAAGCCTCTCTAAGGCGTTCTCTTGGTAAGCTATATGTTTGCTTATCTTCACTGAGAAGTCCTCTGAGAAGGGCTGAGAAGTGCCTTAAAATCAATCTTAAACCTACGTCTTAACATCTCATCTTAACAGACAGTAACTTTTCAGATAATTTTCTATTTTTTAAAAATTAACAGTACCACTTCTCTAAACCAGTGCTGCAAGGGTTCACATCATATCTGACAGGGTATCTTAACCACTGTTCTTTACTGTTAATTGGATAGTCACTTTGAAGATTTATGCAATTTTTGACATTAATTGTATATCTGCTTAGTGGCCGCTTCTCAGAAGTTAACCGTTCCTTTGCAAAATCTTAACATATCTGCAACATTCTCTTAACAGTCTCTTAACAACTCTCCAAAGCTCTTAACAATTCATCTAATCCGTTAACATTTACCCATTCTCTTTAACAATCTTAACAGGATTTTAACAGGGTCTTAACAACTCAACTATTCAGGATTGTCAAGGGTTTGAGAAGAATTTATTAGACTTGACAAAGGTCGTTTAAGAGGAATCACCATGTTATCGAAATGTTAATTTGTATCGAGAATTTTTAACAAGGTTGTAACAGACTCTTAACAGGATTGTGTTAATGAATCGTTAAAGAGTTGTAACAGAAATGTTAACAGAATGTTGTCAAGATGTTATGCAGATGACTGAATAGAATGTTGCAGAGATGTTAAAAAGTTGTTAACGAAATGTAAAAGTGGCTAACCATAGCGTAAAATTATCCAGTATCTTGACAACCTTTGAAGACTCTGAATCGAATGATTGAAGCCTCTTTTTAGTCTACATTCAGAACATAAGGCAACCAGTGATTCATCTTAGAAGACGCTTAGAAGGGGTTAGAAGACTAACAGAAAGCAAGTGTGAAAGCAATCATTAATTGAAGCCGTAGAATGCTCTTAGAAGAGACTTAGAAGGGTTAGTAACCCAATCGTAAGGGGTAGACTTAGAACCGCTTAGAATGCGATTTAGAAGGGTTATAGAAGACTGTTTAATCTGGTTCCCTGTGGGGTTCCCACTGTTAGGGAAGGAGTGGAACGGTTTAGAAGACTGTTTAGAAGAATCACTATAGCGGGACTTTATGCCAGTGTTAACGGTTTAGAATACCGTTTAGAAGGCAATTAGACGATAATCAAAGGAATGGTAAAGAGTCTTTAAAGAGAGGAATACAGAATATAGAAAGGGTGGATTAAGAGAAAACCCTTAAAACACTTTAGCCCCTGTCAAGTAGAATGTCAAGGGCTTTTTATTAAGTGTCTGATTAGATTGAATTTAAAGCGGCTTGATGGTTGTCAATGATGCCGTTTGCAATCTGGCGGTAACGTTCTAAAGCGGCCTCTTTCGATTCAAAATCAATGTGGTAGTTACCCTTTTCAAGGTTAAAACCCTGAATTTCCCATTGGTCAAGGATTACTTTTTTGATGTCCCAAATGTCAGTTACAACACGGTGCAACAGGTAAACGCTTTCGGACTGAATGGAGATTTTGGAAATTTCGGTAACGTTGATTGTCATTTTTGATTCCTGTTTAAGGGTTGTTTGTTGATGAGGGGATTTTAACCCCTCTTTATGTTCACTGTCAAACGTTTTTAGGCTTTTTGTAGAAATAGACTTTTACGGCTATTGTTGGCTTTTCATCTTCATCAGCGATGATAAGCAACTTTTTAGACTTCATCAAAAGGCCGTTTTTAGCAGCATAAGCCCCGAAACGGTTAACCGTGTAAGAGTAGGTTTTGCCCTCTTCAATAAAGTAAACGAATGGTTTACCTAAATCACGGTGCATCAAGCGGCATAAATCGTTAGTTTTTAAGATATTCACGTTTTTTGATTCCTTTATAAGGTTTTGTTGATGAGGGGATTTTAACCCCTCTTACTGTTCACTGTCAAGCGTCAAAAGTGGTAACTTTGAAAGATTCTGGCAAGTTGGCTTGTAACAGTGTGAGCGTCTTAAACGTGGTTTTAGACATTCTATCAATCACACTTTCCAGAGTGTAAGCCGATGCAATGTACTGATGTTTCATTGCAGCTTTAGCGGCTAATTCAGTGCGATAGGTTGCAAAGTTACCCTTTAAGATGTCGGTCACTACTTCACCGTTTACGCCTTGCATGATGTCTAAAACTTCATCAGCGATTACAAAACGGTTCAGGTTTTCTTTGTGAGTGTAGCGCATAGTCTCTAAGGAGTTGTAACGGCTTTTAAGCTCCTGAATCTTACGGCGCATAGAATCATGAATGATTGACAAATAAAGGTCTAAAATCGACGCTACAGCCGCCATAAAGGTTTTGTGAGTTGTTGCCTTGTTGCCTTTAGTGTGGACGAAATAAACACCGTTATAAGCCTTGTTGATTACTGCAAATTCACCGCTAAAGGAGGTCTGAAAAGTCCAGCTTTCTTTGTTGATGCGGGTCATTACTGAAGCTGAACGGATAAGGTTGATTGCGATTGACTTTTTCATGTTTTATTCCTATTTAAGGGTTGTTTGTGGTTCAGTGCTGAACCGATGAAAAGAGTATAGCAAAACAGAAAAGGGGCTGTAAAGCCCCCTGATGAAAATAATTTAATCTTTGTCGATTTCTACCCATTCCCCTGTTTCGACGTTTTCCAGTGAGAGAGTTTTAGAATCTTCACCAGCTAACACAAAACAGCCTGTTTCCTCGTCTGGAAAGTCTTTGCGGCGTTCTATACACTCTTCAACACTCACACTAGCCGGGACATCTTGCCAGCTATCAAGCTGCGAGAATTGGCAAGAATTCAGGTTAGAACAGCTTGAAGCGATTAAAAGAATAGTTGGAAAGAGTACCATGATTTTATACCTTTTTAGGGTTGATGATGAAATGACCGTTTGCCCAAATCGTGTAAGATTGTTCCAAGTCTTTTGTAGACTTTACAGGGCTTTTTAACGTGTTGTCGTAAAGTTCAAACTGTAATTCACCATTGAAGCGCCAAAGGTTTACCATCTTTTCTTTACCGTCTATTACGCCGTTGTACCACTCCATAACGGGTTGTTTTGAGGCGGTCATAATAGTAAAACCGATGTCACGCATTAAGCGGTTAACTGTCTTTGATTCTGATTCACTAAGTTTCATCTTTGCACCTTAACGGGGTTTACTGTAAAGCTCTTTATCAGGTGCTTAGATTATCAACTTCTAAACACCCTGTAAAGCTCTTTTTAGTTCAAAACAAGCGATTGTAAGTCTTTGAGCATTTGAGCGTAAAGCCCTTGTATTTTATGCCCCGCTTGAATGATTACGTTAGCCTCTTCAACGGTTAAGGCGTAGTATTCTGCGAAACGTTCAACGGTTAGAAAGTTGTTAATCCAATCAAGGTAGATTTCTTGCAGTTTCGGTAAAGTGATTTCGATTCCACCTTCTAAACATACCATACCACTCTGATGATGCAACATGTTTTGATTCCTCTTTAAGGGTTGTTTTGTTGACGGGGGTTATAGTCTCATAACCGTAACCCCTTTGCAATTGCTTTTAGTGAGTATTTGCGAAAAATTCTACACGTTCAATAAAAAGGCCAACTGTCAGATTATTTGTGTAAGGTAAAGCGGTAAAGCAACGGTTAACAAAATCATTTGCCACGTCTTGACCGTGTTTTGCCAGAACTAAACCAGCGTGACGGGCTAGGGCTTCAAGTTTACGATTTTCCAGCGGTTCAGACTGACAAACGAACTTTGAGCGGTCAAAGACAGGATTTTACGATAACAAGACCATTCGAAACGCATCGCTTTAAACTTGCCATAGCGTTTAACTGATGCAGTGCGTGAACGGTAGTTTGAATGTGGGCAATGTGCAACATGTTTTGATTCCTTTGTAAGGGTTGTTTGTTTCGACGGGGTTATAGTCTCATAACCGTAACCCCCATGTAAAGCGATTTTTTAGATGTTTATCAAAAATTCTAAATCTTTTTGCTCTTCACTCTCGTCTAATGACTCTTCAATAGTATCATAAAGATAAGCGTTTGAATTCTGGATAGCCCTTGCCATTTGCTCAAGGTGATAACTCATTGACACCATGTAAGGATTATCAGGCTGAACACAATAAGGGCTAAAGATACCGAAAAAGCTATATTGCCAGATTCTTTGAATCATTTCAACCTTAAAATCATCTTCATGAATGAAAGAGGCAATATCGGCCATGTTGTCACACGAATAATCATCCTCTAAGAGGTGCTCAGGGACATCAGCAAGGAAAACAATTAGTTTAGTGTCACGTTCAGCGATTGCGGCTGTTGTCATAGCGTTACCCCTTGCGTGACGTTTAGCGGCCTGTAAAATAGCGTCCTGATATTCTGATTCTGAATCAAAATCACCAGATTCTAAGCATTCAGCTTTAGCGATTTTATCCAGTGGGTAAAAATAGGTAGCGGCGTCACATTCTGACACGTTCCATGCACCGGACGGCTTGCCCTCGTTGGCAATCATCATTTTGAAGTTTTCTAAGGTAGTGCCGTGAACACATAACATGATTTGATTCCTTTATAAGGGTTGTTTGTAAAAGCTCTTTATCTGGTGCTTATACTATCGAAAGTTAAACACCGTGTAAAGCACTTTTTAAACTTCTTTTACTAAAATCACTTTTTGGGGTTTAGCCGATGAATCGACAATAGCCCAAATTAGCGCGATAATCCAGCAAGGGAAGAAAAACAGGCCGATGATTGTTAGACCGATTATAAAACCCTTGTTACTACTTTCTTTCTTGTTTGCAATGATTGCAGGTAGTAACGCTAACCAGAGAGCCAGCACGACAACCATCAACACGAACAGAATACCCGCTAAACCTTCCATTATCAAGCCCTTTTCTTTTTGAGCGTTTCACGCTCCGCTAAGACATCCTCGAAAGGTCTGATTAAGCCTAAGCATTCACCGATAACGCGAGCCGCAAACAGACCGATAAAACCTAAGATGATAACCAGACCAATCATTTTTAACCTCTTACTTTTTCCCGATGAGATTCTACAATCTCGCTGTAATATGGTTTTAATGTACCTGAACCAATCACGGAAAGCAAGCCCGAATATTGATATTTTTGTGCATCACTCAAGGCCGCTATAAAGTCCCCTGCAAAGTTGTGACCGTGAGTAATAGACGACATCAAAAGGGACGTTTGCGCCGCTGTAAGGCCGCTTAGAAACGATTTTACAGCCCCTTTGTTTTTGTCCACCTGCTTAACCTCTTTGATAAGGTTGAAGAGGTAAAAGCCCCCGATAGTGAGAGCGGCAAGGCCGCCCCCCATAAGATAATTTACTGTTGATTGCGTCATTTTATGCGGTCACTTTGCGAGATTTACGGAAAGTCACTTTAACAGGTTTTACTTTACCCGTCACGCTGTTAACCTGCTGAACAACTTCAACACGTTTAGCGCGGATAACCTTTGCAAAGTCACGTGACCAACGTTTAGCAGCTTCTTTGCCGTTGTCGGTTGCTTTACCGAAAGTAGCAGAACGCATAGCAGAACGAGAAGAGAAGAAAATTTTCATGATGTTTATTCCTGTTTAAGAGTTAGTAAGATTAGTAACCAGATTGTGCCAGAAAATCAGATTTCAAGTCAAGCATAAATTTACGATTTTCTGAATCTTTCCAAAGTGCATCACTGATGCCGTGTGAGACAATGTTAGTGAATCCGTAATCACATACTAACACGGTTTTAACTGCAAACTCAAACGCTTTTGATTCATTCATCGCGTAGTTAGTGCCGCGCTTCATAATATCATCAATCTCAGCGATAACACCTTGCGTGAATTCTACATTTTCGACGGATTTTGTCAAGTTCAAAACATTAGCCGCGAAACGTTCCCGATTATCTTTGAACGTTGCAAGGAATTGACGGGCAACCTTTACCAGCTCCTGTGCGCTGAATCGTTCAGCCGCTTTAGAATCATTTGAGGCAACCAGTGAACGGCTAAACGTTTTCGGTGAAAGAATCATGATGTTTTCCTTTATAAGGGTTGATTGATAAAGCTCTTTATCAGGTGCTTAGATTATCAATCCCTAAACACCCTGTAAAGCTCTTTATTACATTACCGCAATCTTTTTACCGTTGACGTTTATATGTAGGCTTGCAGCGTTACCGTAACAAGTTGAATAAATACGGCGCAAACGTCCAGCCCAATTGACAGCCCACGGCGTAGGGATATTTTTTCCGTAACCACTTTTAGTTTTAGAAAGTCCGGCATCATGCCACCACAAAGGCTTATATTCAGCACGTAAATCAGTAAACTGCATTTCTTTTCCGTGCCCTTCTCGAAGAGTAATATCCATAACAGGGGGCAGATTGCGATAAGTAGTGACATTCATTATTGATTCCTTTATAAGGGTTGTTTGTTTCGACGGGGTTATAGTCTCATAACCGTAACCCCTTTGCAACTAGATTTTTGAGATTCTTTTCTTAAACTCTTCTACCGCTTCAATCATTTGCGTTTCACAATCTGAATCAACGATGTTTCGTTTTAATGCCTCTTCTAAAGACTCTTTGTCTAGGAAAGAATAATCAAAAGCGTAACCCATTGCAACAGAATTAATCACCTCGTTACCTTCAAGGTCGAAAATTGCACCTGTGATAAAATATTCACTTGCTTCTAAATCCCGCTTTAGCTGTGCTTGTAAGCTATCGTAAGCCGCTTTAGACGGGTTGTCTTGCCCTTGTTCAGCGTAAGAGGCTGTAAGCTCTGACAAGCTGCATTGTAAAGGAATTGCATAAGGATAGCTATTGCGACAAGCTAAAGGATTTTTGATTGTCACGCCGCCCTGATGATTGTTTGTAAGTTTCCATTGGTCGCTAAAGAAAGCGGGGCAACACTCTGAAAGTTCAGCAGTGAAACGAATTTCAAAAGTTGGCTTGACAATTGAGTAAGTAGCATTCATGGTTTTGATTCCTTTGTAAGGGTTGTTTGTAAAAGCTCTTTATCTGGTGCTTATACTATCGAAGTATAAACACCGTGTAAAGCACTTTTTTAGAAATTAATTCGGGTAACTTTTGAAACTTTATCACCTTTGTGACGGCTGATAGTTACCGGAAACTTACGGCTTGAATCACGACGACGTGAGACAAGATTTTTAATTTTCTTTTCAATCAAAGAATACAAAGGCGCTTTAACCTCGTAACCTTCAACCGTTGCGCTATAGTACAGATTGCCCGTTGCCACGTCAAACAGTTTTTCAATATTTTCTAAAGCTGTAAGTTTGTAAGTGTAACGAACCGCGCCGCTTGTCTCTTCATAACGCTGAATGAGTTCAACCGGATAGCCTAACTTTTCAAGGCTGTATGTAATGTCGCCGTTATCTTTACCATAGCCAACTTGTTGACGGCGTGAACCGCTTCCCACGATTTCAAACGGATGATAATACTTGCCCGCTTTCTTATCGTCAATCATAACAGTAACGCAATAATGCGCCGTGCGGTTGCCGTAAACATCCCGCGATTGTGAATACTCACGGGCTTCTAAAAATACCTCAGCTTTCGGGTTCAGCCCTTCACAATAGATAGCCATACGATTTAAAAACTTCTGAACCGTTACACCTTCCCGAATGTTTTTACCCTCTTTTGAGATTGCAGGGTTGAAAGAGTTGTCGGCCAGAATTGCACGTTGCTTGCTGTTTACGATAAATGGAGTATTCATTTTTGATTCCTGTTTAAGGTTGTTTCGTTTCGATGGGGTTACTTTACTAAAACCAGATAACCATTGTCAAACTGTTTTTCTAAAAACTTTTCTCTTTCTTCATCAACAGGGAAAAGCTCTTTATAGTAGTTGCTTGCATCCTCATAACAACCGAATACAATAATGTTTTTATCAGCACGTGTAATGATAACGTGTGATACTGTTGCTAAAACTTTTTCATCAGGGCAACGAACAACACACTCTTTAAAGTATTTGTAAGCGTCCTCATTAGATACCTTTGAATTAATCGCGGTATGGTATGAATGTTTAGCAGGGTTACAAATCACATTAATAGGACAAGTGTTGTTAACCACTTCTTTACACATTCTAATAAATGAATCTTGCATTTCTTTTACTCCGGTAAGGTTGTTTCGATGTCGGAAAATATAAAGGTAGTCAGATTTAAAGTCAACAGAAAATAAAATAAAAATTCTTTAAAAAATCGCTTGACCTTATTTCATCAAATCGCTTATACTATTTCACATGTTGAGGGGCTGGCTAAGTCTCTGAATGTAAAGACAAAATGCTTACAAGGCTGAAAATGATACTGCTGCCGGATGATATTTCGGCACACGGTAGAGGGGAGGGTGGGCGTTATTTAGCGGTTTCCTTCTCTATGCACAAATTCAAAATGAAAAACCCCTCCAGACCTTCTATGCACAAATCGAAAATGATTTTTCTTGCCAGACCTTATGCACGATTTTAAAATAAAAAACGTTGCCAGTTCCTATGCACAAATTGAAAATGAAAAAGCTGTCCGGTAATGAAAATAAAAAAGCCCCCGATTAAGGAGGCTGTTAAATATATTACTCAGGTATGTTATCACCCAACTGAATATTAAGTTGTTGCCCACCCCAATTCTCAGCAGGTATAATAAGAGCACTCTCTAATACACGCTCATATTTATTAGTGAACACTTTGCCACCTAACTTACCATCACCTAAGCATTTCAAACTCTTGAGCTTTTGATGCTGGAAGGGTAACTTGGAGGGTAACTCATCAACCCGTCCATCCTTACACACCGAGAAGAATAACCCATCTGATAAGAGATAGGTGTAACGTGGGTTAGCTGGCGTCTTGGCTTTGAACTGTTTACTGATGATGAAATTGTTAACATCATTTGGATGACGAATGAAATACACATCACCATTAACCAGAACAGAATCAGCCAGAGCAATGACCGCATTAATATCAAGCCCTCCGATTCCAGCCCCAATAAACGGTAGACCTAAACGATAGCCTTTCCCAATTTTCTCTAAAAGGAAATCGTCAAGATGCTTGAAAGACTCTGCCATAGCAAAGTAATCAGCGTTACGACCACCGTTGAATTGGGTGTAGAGGTTAGCTACAAGGCCGTCTTTCGTAAGGGCAACAGAAACCTTACCCAACATTTCCTTGTGAGAATCCTTCTCTGTGTAATAGTCGTATGCCTGTGTGTCAGCACTGAAGCACTCAGGATAGAACTTTGCAAAGTACACTGCGATACCTGCACCCATCATGTTATGACAGTTACAACCTTGTGCGATTACATCAAAGTTACCTTTACGAAACTCTGTGAACAAATCACCAGTGAAAATGTCAACGACCATGTGAACCTCAGTTTTGTTGTTTCAGGATGACATCAATCAACCCATTATAAGGAACCGCGCAAGTGAAATACTTGTCACGCCAATATTCAAGACTTGATGTTACTGCAAGTCCGTCTGTCCCGTCAAGCTGTTTCAACTTCGTACCGTCAGTTTCCTGCTTTTGAAGAAGATTTGCTTGCACCACTGGCTTTTGCTGCAAAGTTGGCTGTGGCTTCGTTGAACATGATGCGGTAGTCATCACTAACACACTTGTTAAGAAACACAGGCTGAATAATCTTTTCATGTGTTACCCTCTCATTAAAGGATTGGTTGTTTTGCTTCCAGTCATCAAGTGATGCGATGACGTTAGAGGCAATCTGTTTCTGGTCACTCTGGAACTCTCCACCTGCCTTTGTTGCGGCTTTCTGTGCCACTAACTCAAGAGATGATTGATGCCAGTTAGAAGCCTTATAACCTGCTAAAAAGGCCACGACCAGTAAAGCGATTAAGACATAGTTTTTCATTTAGCCCTCTACGAGAAAAGGACTCCGAAGAGTCCATTTGTTTAGAAGTTTGGTAAGTCCCGTTTCCGTTCACGTGACTGCTTTTGAGCCGTCATAAGGGACAGTAACAAGTCATGTGACTTCCACGGTTCAAAGACGACAAACTTGTTGATGGTTTCAATAACCTCACCAATCTCTTTGTGACTTACCCACCACTCACGGCGAGTTGTATCAGCAATAATCACTGGCAGTTTATGCTCTACCAATCCGCCTTTATCGTCACGACCGTAACGAATCTCTTCAGCCGTAACAGCGTCATCAAAGTCACGGTGATAGAATTGACTGATGGTCACGCCATTGTCCATGTGAAGCTGTACAAGGTTCAGGTCACTGACCAGACCGTGCAACTTACCAAACTCTTCTTTCAGAATCTGGATAAGCCCATTGTCCATCTGAGAAGACACGATGTGGTCTTGATGGTTTGCTGCCAGATGGATTATCGCTTTCTCCACATCATCAGATGTATACGGAAAAGCTGAGAAGCGATGGTGAGTTGAGAACGAAACATGCTCTTCGCTCATCACAACGGTTGTACTCTTTCCAGAAATCATGCAAGCAGTCTTGTTCATGTTAAACCCTTTTCATTAAAAATTTATTCAGTTGAGAACTTACCGGAGCAAGGAACTCCAGCACATTGATATGATGCCCTACACCACGTTTACCTGTCAAGTGATAAATGGCATGTTCAAGTCTTCCCAAGTCCTTAGCAGAGATTGCATTGTTCACGAAGATGATGTTATCACCGCGATAAACAGCAGTCTTGATAATCCCTTTGTAGAAATCATGGACATCAAGTCTTGGGAATTCTTCACCAAAGTAATGCCTGACATTGTGGTCATTGCAGTTCAGGTAGCCGAACTTATCACGTTCCAGATACTTGTAAACTTCTGACTGTAAAGCATTCGGAGTGTCTTTATAGACTACCAGACGTAGCATTATGCAGTACCTTTCTTATCCTTGTAAGCACGAAACCAGAATTCAGTAACGGGTTTACCGTTCATGTGAATCAGGCCGTGCGCCAAGTCAAAACGACGATGGGAAATCCATGCTACCAGATTATCATCGTTGATGTCAAATAATGCTTGCAGCTTAACCTGAGAGGGTTTGATACGGTAACGTGTTGCAAACTCTTTGATGATGAAGTCTGCCAACTCATCGTTATCAGCCTCTTCAGAAACTGTAACACCCGTTGTCACTTCAAGGATTGGAAAAATGATTTCACACTTCATGTTCAAGCCTCTAATAAAAAGGACTCCGAAGAGTCCCTTGATTTATTCGTCGTCGGAAATACTGGAGACTGCTTCTCCGTAACCTTCCCAATTATCCACACCGTAATTCTCAAGTGCTTCTAATTTTTCCAGCTTGCGAGATGCTTTCCCCAACTCTTCACGAAACTCTAAAGCCATACCATTTTCTTCAGAGTTCAGATGAGAGAGTAAATCATCAAACCGCGCTAAGAGGTCACTCATTTCAGAGCGCCAAGCAGGATAGCAACAGATTGATTTGTGATGCTTGAGCTTGCGTCTACAGCAGCTTTAATTTTCGCATCAGCGATTTCTGATTTGGTTGCTTCATCAATGAAGACGTAGGTAGTCTTCTTGTCACCCTTGACGAATTCCAACATCAGAGTAGTCTCCATGTTGAAGGAACGGTAAGGAGCGCCAGCAGCCTGAATACCCTCTGCACCGAGAGTTGAAGCCAGACCCATATCGTAGATGGTCAGCAGTTCAGGTTTGTGTGCGGTTGTTGAACCAGCACCTTTTACATGCTTGGAAACGCCAGTCAGAGCACGGTACTCACGAAGCGCACCATCTTTTTTCACGTTTACAGCACGGAAAATGCGACCTGTGAACTGAGCCTTGACAACATCAGCAACGTAAGCAACTTTGCTTGACAGGTCATTGATGTTTACTACGATAGTTTCCTGAATCATGGTGTAACCTCTTTAGTTAGTTGTTTGTCGTCTTGACAGGAGAGATTATGCCACCCTTGATAGAGTGGCGTCAACTACTTTTTTACGAATGATACAGCATTGTTTTAATCTGAGGGAAATCCTGATTAATCTGCTGGATATTCAATACGGTATCATCAATGAACAACTCAACATCATAGTAAGGCATGATGCAGGTGTGCAGGATGTCACGTTTCAGAATATGTGCAGGTGTCAGGTTATCAAACAGGCCACGCATAAAAAGATGATACTTGTACGGGTTGAAGATGTTGTTCAGCGTTATCGTTGAAGAGACACGCTGTGACTCACCACGTGCAGTCAGGAAAATAAGGGTTGCCCCTTTCTCTACACGACCCTTAACAAGGTCTACGATGATTTCCTGTTCCATAGCCATTTCTGCAATGGTCATGTGATTCTGCCAATGTGGTTCCCGTTCACCAGAAATAAGCAGAGTGCCGTCTTTATCAAAGTGTGTAATCACACCGTCAATATCAACAACAATTGCTTTAGGTTTCTTATCGTAACCTTCTGGCATCTTTTCAGGCAGCACTGCCAAGCTGTTCATAAAGACTTCTTCTGCCAACTCTGGAGCTTCACCCTCTCGCCAGATTCTGACTTTACCAGATACGTTGTTGTGGTGAATATCACAGATAGCAGCATTGTAAGTCGTATCAAGACGCCCACGTACAGCTACTTTGCAAGAATGTTCGTTCATGTTAACCCTCTTTGTTAATGATGCAGTGCTCTACAATCTTCATCTTCTGCTTAACCTGTTTTGCATAGCCTTTGCCAGCGGAAACATTGTAACCTGCATTGTATGAAGCAAGGACACGTGTAAGATTGTTTGGTTGTCCTGTTTTAAGGTAATATCTCTCGTTCCAGTAGTCAAGTTCATTCTTAGCCTGTTCAGCCGAATAATCAAAACTACGAATAAGTTTCTTTTTGGCAACTGCTGGTCTTTCACCAGTTCGGTTAGTTACCGTTGTGAGCTTATTCTGGAAAACACCATAAGAACCTTTGTGATTGACAACCTTATCGCCAGCACTGGATTCTTGATAGGAAATGGCTGCTAAGACCACTCCCCAATTACCACCCATGTTATGTGAACCATAGGCGTGAGCCTTTTTTAAAACTGCAACCTGACCCTGAGAGAACTCAGGACAGTCTACTGCTTTAACTCCAAACGGTGTAATACAGAGCGCCCCAACAAGGATAAATTGTTTCAGCATTCTCTTTCTTGCCTGTTTATAGTTAAACGAAGACACATGCTACCACAGATAACAGTGCGCGTCTACCGTTTACTGGCATTCTTGTATTTCTTACCGCAACCGTTACAAGCATAAACTGTCAAGTCAGTCTTGTCAGGTTTGTGGAAACAGTTGCAACCGCATGAGCAAAAGAAGTCATTGCCACCAACAATCAGGGTGAATGATTTAACTTCACCGTCACTGTTCAGGACTGCTTCATCTTTATTTATTCGCATCATACTTCTCCTTCATCTTTTTGAAGTTGTCGCCAGTTTTTAACCACTTGATAGCTTGTACTATCACATCACCGTGGCACTTATGAGGTGAACAGTAGCAGACCAGTTTCTTACCGTCAAGCGAAAGAATCAAAGCAGGGTCTATCGTCCCATCATTCATCCCACGCCACAGGTAATTCTCATACTTCCTGATAACCGTATCACGGTCACACTTGTCAGTTATCTTGAACGGGTTGTGTAGAGGGTGTTCTTTCAAACCCTGTCCAGCCCTACCGATGTAGACATAACCATCAGGAATCTTTTTATTCAGGTGATAGAAGTTGTGAACAGATGTCTCCTGAATAGTCTCTTCCAGCTTGAGTGTTTGAATCGGGCCAGCCCACAAATAAACGTGGTCTCTGTAGCGGCAATCTGAACGTGGTAACCACCAGATGTCATCCTGAAAGAACAGAATCTTGTTATCTGCTGCTGGTAGTGTTATCGGTTCAGGGTTCACTTTACAAAGGTACAACCCCATTGCTTTGGGTTTACCCTCTCTGAATTCAATCATGGTTTCTCCAAATAAAAAAGGACTCCGAAGAGTCCCTTAGTTTAATGCCAACGGTTAGTCCGTGACAAGAGTTTCTTTGATGATTTCTCAAATTGTAATCGTCCTACAAAGACAATCACAACCACTGAGATGATGAAGGCAACAACACCACCAAGACCATTTGAAATCAATGACGACCAGAAAGGTAAGTCAAGTTTGAAGATTTCGTAAAGGAACTTGACGATTGCTACAGGCCAAGTCAGGATAGCGGCAACGTATGCCAGAACCAGAATCACGTAATACATCTCTTATTCCTCTTAGAAGAGGGGCTTTCGCCCCAATTCATTTAGACACGTGGTTTACGAGAAATCAGTTCACCAGCAGAACCAACAACGACTTCTTCAACTGGCAGACCTTTCAGGTTGGTCACGTCAATGATTTTACGAGAGTTGTCAACCACACCTACAACTTCGTACTGGCAAGCGCGCATCTTCTGGTCGTTGTAGTCAGTTGGTACAGACACAACGTCACGTGGATGGACACGAACCTTGATGGTGGTATCACCTGAGAATGAACGGACGTAATCCCAAGCACCAACATGCAGACCCTGTGAACAGGTAACGTTCTTATCCGCATCAACCATCCAACGAGGCATTGACACGATGTTACCGATGTTGTTAGGTACTTTGTTGGTGACGGCTGTCAACCAGACCGTTACCGTTGTTACGAACACGCTTCCAACCGATGATATGACCTTCAGAGTCAATCTCAATGTCGTTGTGAGAGATGAAGCCCCAAAGCTGTTCAACCGAGTTGCGTGATGGGTTTTCCATCAGTTTTTCAAAGAAGCTGACCAGAGTTTTAAAGCCGTCATCACCCTGACGCATCAGTTCCAGAATGCGCTGTGCAATCGTTGAACGGATTTCGATAGTACCGTAGAACAGTTTTTCACCTTTGATGGTGATTGCACCCTGAGTGAATGACTCAATGGACTTACGAATGTTCATCAGAGCAAACGCTTGTTTGAAGTCACCTGATACGATTGCAATCTGGATTGCTTTGAAGTTTGGATGAGTCTCTTCAACAATCTCAGACTCACCGTTCAGAGTCAGAACAACAGACGAGGAAGTGTTGATGTATTCAACCTTGTCGCCCTTTTCCAGTGCTGCCAGAACAGTGCTCTCAACCTGAGCCTTTTCCTCTGGCTTGTAAGGGGCTGCTTTAGCCACGTCAGAACGCTTAGGAGCGGTTTTAGCGGTTGCCTTAGCCTTCTTACCAGACTTCTTAGAAGTCTTCTTAGCGGCCTTTACAGGAGCTTTGACAGGGGATTTACCCGCAGACTTCTCATGGCGCTCAATAGCACGACCGATTGAACGGGCTGAAGTACCATACTTTTCAGCGGCTGCTGCTTTGGTCATGCCGTTAGAAACATCTGCAAAAATCTGAGCGTCAATCTGAGCTTTAGTCATAGTCATTTTCGGTTTCCTTCACTTCGTTTAAGATGGGCTGTTTCCAGCCCGTTTGTATTAATGATTGTAGAACCTTACACCATCGTCATTAACATACGTTCTGTCAAATTCGATGTCAAGTGCGTCTGCCAATTCTAACAGTTGCACACGGTTGAAGTCAATAAACTTCAGCACTTTATACTTAGAGTTGAACAGGTTGTTCTTGTTCTTCTCAATATCCGCTTCCATTCGCTGACGAGCTTTCTTGATAGAAGTCTTCAGCTTACAGTCTGGCAGCATCTTGTAAATCGAACCAAGAATGTTGCTATGACTGATTGAGCAAGAGTCTATCATCTGTGGAACTGAATAGCAAGGCTTATTCAAAATTTGTTCCAGAATCTGTCTTGCACCTTCCCACTTCAGAACACGACCACGCATAGACTGACCGAAGTAGTCATTGCTCTTAGGCAGACAAACACCCATAGCAGCAAGACGTTTGAAGCGGTCTGGCATAGCTGACTCAATCATAGATTGGTTCATAGCTTTCCACAGTCGCGGATTCTTGTCAATCAGTTTACGAACAACATTTTCATCACTGGCATTTTCCCAATCTTCAGGAATCTTTTTCCAGTTAGCCTTGTTGAATACCACAACCTTACCAGTGATAAGTGGGGCAATCAACTTGGCAACATCAGTCGCACCCTTACCATTGAAGATGCCGTTCACAATCACGTTGTTGTTTGACTGAAGGTACAGGTGTTCGTTTTCATCGTCCTGAAGGACTGACAAATCAACCTTGAACTCTTCAGAGTTAACGTAACCAGTATTGATAAAGCCGTTACGGTAATCCCCAATGTTTTGCTTCTTGTGGTAATCCGCATAACTGTGAACCCACAACTTCACCACACCTTTCTGACGCTTGGCAGGGGTGTAGCAGTCTTCATAGTTAGAAGCCATGTCAAAGTGACGCTGGTCTTCTGGTACTTTGTGACGGTTCCAGATAATCTCAGCTTCAGCACGTGAATCTACCATGCACAGATAGTTCAGGCTATTCTTTGTCTTCTCTTGGAAAGCAAAGCCCATACCACGTAACACCTGTTCTTTACCAGTTGTCTTCTCAGTCCCTGAACGTGTGATACGGTCATAGACAAAGAACAAGACACCGTTAAAATAGTCGTTGGTTGTCTTCCACGGAGACACCTTAGACATGTCAGTTTCGAGGTTGCTCTTAGACCAACGCTCACGCTTCGCCCATGATGACGTTGATGTCAGGTTGCTCCAGCGGTAGCAATAAGCCTCGTAGTTCATCATCAGTGGGATTTTCTGACCGTTAACCTCTAAAGGTTGACCGGAAGAATCCTTTTTAAACATCTGATTGCCAAACTCGTCCAGACGTGGGATAAGACGTGCAGCATCAGCCTCTTCGGTCAGACGTGCAATCGTTTTACCTTTCCATGTCAGGTTCTTAGCAAAGTATGCAATCTGACTGTGGCTACGAAGTTTGGACTTCATGTTAACCCAATGGTGACCAGCTTTCCAGTAGTCATCAATGTCATCAAAACTTTTCTGAAGGTCGTTCATGAAGTCTGATGAGATGTCTTTGAAAGCATCCATGATAAACTTCTTCGTTGCCTCATTCATCTGAAGAGACTCACGACTTGCAGAGATAGATACTGAGCCGATTGGAACGTAAACCCACAGGCTACCGATTGAGTCAATCATCGGATTGCTGTTGATTGCTGCCAGTTCATCTTCAGTCATCACCGCATCTAACTTGACAGGGTAACGAATAGAACCCATCACGATATAGAGGAAGTTATCACCACGACGACTGTAAGAGTTACCTGAACCGTGGAAAGCGGTATAGACACCCTCTTTCTCAGCCATGACCATACTGTTACGGTCGATGTAGTTGATGTCCACGTTGATGTTTGGACGAACTGCAAAGGTCTCAAAGACATAAGCAGCTTCACGACGAAACTCATCAGTCAACTCTTGACGGACAGCAACACGAACAGCCAGACCAGTTTCTTCACCTTCAGCCATTGGTTTTTCCATCAGCTTTGTCAGGTTAGGAATACCGTTTTCTTTGTATGCCTGATAGGTGGTCACCATACCATTGAAGTATGAACGGACAGTGAACGAGTCAGAGATTGCAAATGGAGACTTCGAGCCGATACCCATTGCACCAATGAAATCGTTAGAGTCATTCTTGGTTGATGCACCGTAGTTCAGGTACATGTTCATGATTGCTTCATGAGACAGACCAACACCCTTGTCACGAATTTCAAAGAAAGGCTCGAAAGTCGTTGGTAAGTGGATGTCAAACGGCTGGTCGGGGTTACCCTTTAACGTGTGACCGTCAAGTGCGTTACAGGACAACTCACGGATAACTGCACGTGCTTTGTACTCATAGACACCAGAGGAAAGAAGGTCAAGCATCTCAGGAGTCATCATAATCTGAGCCTGAGTAGTCTCCAGAGTATTTGAACTCTTCTGGACTGCCTGATGTTCGTAATTCATTTTCAT